ATACCAAAATAAAAGGGATGAATATATAAAAGGTTTTTGGGATTTTGTTAATTGGGAATTTGTTAACAAAATGTATGAAATGAAAACCAAAACAACATTAAACGAAAATTATTTTAGAAGAATTATTTTGTCGGAATCGGTGGATGAAAAATGTAGTACAAGAGAAAACTCTTTTTATAGAGAGTTATTTAACAAGTACCCAAATATTAAGAAAGATTTTAACGAATGGATTGAGAAAACTTTGTCTGAGGTGTTTCCTGACAACTATTATAAAAGAAATGAATATGCTCCAGGGACATTAAGAGGTTTATACGATTTTATGGGAGAACCCGGTCGTTCAATATTTAATAGAGTTAATACAAATTATACCTGTTTTTGTATCTTAGTTAACGACATAAATAAAGTTCTTTTCACAATGAAGAAAAGACCAATAACCTTTAATGTTGAAAACAATGATGAACAACTTACAAGATTATTAAACGCAATAACTTATTTTAAAAATAGAATCTTTAATCCCGAATCATCAACATTTAAATCGTTAATGGATACCGTTAAAAAGACAGGTGGTTTTGGTGATACTAACGAAGACTATGTTGTTAAAAAATTAAAAGAAAGACTTGGTAACGATAATGTTAAAAAGATTGCTAGTATTGGTAATCTTAGTGATACATTACAAGGAGTTGATTGTGAAATTATTTATAATGGAAGTAAAAAGACCGCTCAAGTTAAACCTTTTAAAGATATTAAACTTGACGGGGATAAAGTTAATTTTATCGAAACTGGTGGAGTTAAGGAATATGAAACAGATTGGTTAATATTCACAAATAGAAAAAAAATATATGTGTTTGATAATTCAAATACCGAAATTGTTGAAGGAAATTTTGTCTTAAATAAGAGTGATTTAGTTTTTAAGATAGATTGATATTTATATATAAAGAACACAATTATGTCAATCATTGCAGAACCAGAAAGAAGCGATTTATATCGTAAAGTTAGACACTTATTAGGTGCTCCTTTAAGGTCTATTGAATTAGAGGATGAACAAATGGACACTCTATTAGAATTCTCAATAGACGATTATTCGCAATATGTCCAAGATTGGTTAATTGAATCTCAATGGACATCACTTTATAATTTAAATTTAGATACTCAATCTTTATCTAAAGCATTTACCACAAAAAGTTTAGATTACGAACAAAGATATACTTACGCGTATTCGAAAATTGTTGGATTGCAAGCGGGAGGAGATTCTGTTCTTAAAAAAGATTACATACAATTAGTTAAAGGACAACAAATGTACGAAATTCCTGCCGGTAGAGAATTAAATGAATTATTATGGTTTACTCCGGCTGAGTTAAATAATTTATTATTTGACCCTTGGACATTTGGAGCATTAGGTGGTGTTGGTTTGGGAGGACCCGCTGGTTATTCTCAGTTTGGTTATTCGGGCTCATATTTTATGATGCCTGCCTTTGATATGTTATTAAGAATGCAAGAGATTAATATACAAAGAAGAATTATTGCGGGAGAATTAACATATAGAGTTACCGCACTTCCTGAAGGAAAGAAGGCAATTCACCTTATGAATGTACCAGGTGGTAAATTTGATTTTGGAAATTCTACATTAATGAGAGGTAAGGTTTGGTATTGGTATTATGAGGTTGATGGTCCTGATAGAGATAAATGTTTGAAGGACAATCCTGATATTATTAGATTACCTTCTGATGTTCCGTTTGAAAAGATTAGTTGGGCAGACCTTAATAACCCAGCACAACAATGGGTTAGAAGATGGTTTATTGCATATTGTAAAGAAACCTTATCAAAGGTAAGAGGAAAATATAGCGGTAATTTAAAAACTCCTGATTCTGAATTAACAATGGATTACCAATCTTTAGCGACTGAGTCAAAAGACGAAAAAACTAAATTAATTGAGGAATTAACAGGTGCTGAGGGTAGATTAACAAGATTAAGACCTGAAAAAGTAATGGAGCGTGAGGCGTTACTTGCGGAAAACTTAAACAAACAAAAGAAATTTACCGCAATGCCAAGACAAATTTATGTAATATGATAAAATCGACATTGGTTAGGAAAAAAATTGGTGATAAAACCTATAATATTAAACAACATAAAGAGATTGAATATTTTGAGAAACTTATTCCGTTAGTGCCTGAGTTTTTAAAAAAAGTCGTAACCGAATCTTCGTATAAAACAAATGGTGAAGATTTAATTTTAATCAAAAATGCCGAACATTGTAATTTAGTTTTAGACAATTCTAAATCCGACCACCTTATTATTAAAGTATTAACAAACGTTACCATAACCCCATCTATCGGAAAGATAGATGAGTACTATGATGAACTTAATATAAGTAAGGGTGCTTGTGTTGAGATGGTTTTAATTGAAAACAACTGGTATATAATTTCGTCCGATGGTATTAAGTTGGATTAAATGTATTCTTCCCACCCTTCATCAGCCAATTCATACATATAGTTAGGGTCAATACCTCTTTTCTCCCAATACTTAACTTCCCCTTCAGATAATTTTAAAACTTCTTCTAAAGAATCTTGGTCTTCAGGTTCAAATGGGTGTCCATTAATTAATTCACATTGGTCTTTTGTAAATAACCCTCTATCTTCAGGTTTGTCAACAAGTAAACTATCTCTAACTTCATCTTTAAATACCACAAGTAATGGCTCAATCCTTTTATTAAATGTTGTTACCGCTCTTGCAACATTATAATCACCTGTCATACCTGGATTATTTTCTAATGTTTTGGCATCTAACATATAACAATTAATTTGAATTTCTTTTGTTGGTTCAGGAACTTTTTTACCTGCTGCCTCAAGTTCAGTTATTTGTTTCTTAGTTAATTTTTTTGTTATCTTCTGAACATCCCCCTCTGAAGCCTTTGTCCCGTTATTTACATAATAGATAACGTCACCCAAATTAACATTTAACTTATGTTGTCTTGCTAATTCCATATGTGCCATCATCGACATATCACCACCCGCCTTTGTTTTTTGTTTTGACCTTTTGATATAATCATCCATACTAAGTTTTACTTTCGCTCTTTGGGCGATTTTCATTAGTGGGATTTCTTTATTGTATATCTTGGATAGGTATTCGTAATACCACTCAACAAACTCCTGACCTTTACCCTCAAGCAAGTATTTAACTCCTTTATCTAAAAAGTCTTCAATATATAGTGGAAGTTTTTTTGATTTAATTGTATTACCTGTTAATTTGATTTTACCTTTTGCGTCCATAACCGCGTAGTTTTTACGAGCAAGATTAATACAAGAAGGCCAAGTTCCATCGGTATCTAATGCCATCTCACCTCTCATAAACATATCGTTAAATTCTGCAACATCAGCATCATCACCCTTATACTCTTTACCCTTTTTAACTTTCCAATTATTACCTTTACCAATATAAACTCTATTCTCCACTCCATCAGGTTTTGAAAAATTGACCCCATCGGTGTCCATTACTAGCGGAGTATAACCTTTTTTCATAAAGAACTTAATCATCATTCTAAGATATTGTCTTCCCGTACAAGTAATCTGTTCTCCCATAAACATATCTCCCCAAGCAAATACTTGTGGTGCTGATAAAGCCCCGAACATTGAGTTAATGAAAATCTTAATAGGTAACTGTTTACGGTCATAAGATAATGATTTTTTCTTATCTTTCTCATACCATTCCCCCGCTAAGTTCTTATACATAATACGAGTATTTCTGAAATAAGATAACATTCCTTTCATTGCTCCTGTAACATCACAATCAGGGAACACGTCATGAACTAATTGAATAGATGGGTATAGTGAAGAATAATCTAGTTTTAATACTGACTTTGAATATCCTACTTTTAGTAATCTTGATAATCCTCCTACAAAGTCCGCTTTTTCTTGTTTTTTAGGAATTGCTAATTTGAATTTATAAGACCAAGCTAACATCAACATCTTCCATAAAGTCGCAGTTCCCATAGTAGAAACTCTCTCGTAAGTTGTTGGTACCATTGACGCAAGTAAGAATGTCCCTTGATTAAATTCATCATCGACTAATAGGGTTTCCTCCAAATCGTCATCAAGATATCTCTCAACAATATTATCCCCCGTTACTTTTATATATGTTCCAGGAAATCTTGTATCTAAATTATCGAACTCAGGTTTATCCGCTCTTTTATATTTTCCGTTTGTAATGTTTAACCAATACTCATTCTTATCACGATACATTGCACCAATATCTTCATGGGGAATATAAACACGGTCAGGTGCTTCTGCCTCAATATATTGTGTAATATATTTAAGACCCGCTGACTTAATACTTGAGTTAATAGCTTGAGCTCTTCTAACCGAATGTAAAATATCAATAACATTATAACCCCACATTCCAACCTGATTATATTTCTCAACCTCATTGGCGAGTTTAAGTAAATTCTCACTTTGTTTAATATTGTAGTTCGGATTTAATGTTCTACATATCTTTTTAATATCCAAATGTAACGCCTTACATCTTTCAAATATCCAATACCAGTCGAAATTTGCGGAGTTATAACCACCAATGATTGTTGGTTTTATCTCATCTATAATTCTAAAGAACTCAACAAGTCCCGCTCTTTCTTGCTCTTCATCGGAACATTCAATAACTTTTTGAAATCCTTTATTTGTTTTTAATCCAATCATAAAAATACGACCGTCTTTTGGTTCTAATGAGGTCGTCTCCAAGTCAAATACAAACCTTGTGATGTCGTTGTATTCTTCATATCCTTTAAATAAACGTTTTTCTTTTTGGATTAGATATTGTTCTACTGGAGGTAGAACCATTATTAAATCTTTTGTTCTTTCTCCCCAAGGGTCTGCCCCACCATCTCTGAAGAATTGTATGAGTGAACGGTAACCTTTTAAAGATTTAACCATAAATTTAAGACCATCTTCCAATCTTTTATTTCCTTTGGTCTCAAGTTTCTCAATCATAATTCCGTATTTGGACATAGCCTCTTTTTGTAGTGCTTTTGATGATTGATAAAAATTTATCCCTTTAAGGTCTCCGACCCAAGCAAATGCGGTAAAATTATCTTTCTTGATAATCTTTCCTTGTCCTGGTGGTTCTTTTATTTTATAAATGGAATCGGTTGCGTAATCGAATTCTATCGCAACAATGTGTTCTTCGGGGTCATTACCCTCTAAGAAGGATTTGATTTCTTCTTGACTAATCATAATAAAAATTTAAAGTGGTTTATTCGCTCTCAAACTATTTGAGATTTACCTTACCTAAATAAATATAAAATTAATCTAATGAATTGTCAAATAACTTATGATATTCCCCACCTATTTTTTAAGAAGGTTATTATTTTACTGTGAGTATCAATTGAGTGTATTGTATTAAAAATTATTAATTCCCCAAAATAACCTTGATATAATTCCTCTACAATACTATTGGTTGGATTTACTCCTCCTAAAGAAAAATCAATTCCTATTGTAGTTCCTGTTGTAACGGTTGACTGAGTCATCGCGGTTGTCTGTATTCCATTAACATACGTAAAAACGGAATTGTTTATTAAATCTCTAGTGTCTTGAGCCCTAATTGAAAAGATTCTTAAATTTTTTGACTGAAGTTCGGTTTCATCAGAGTTAATCTCAATTGGTACATTTAGTATTGTGTTATAATTATCTGTTTCTGTTTTTAAATAAATGTCTTTATTATCGACTACCGCAATATATTCTACATTTGAAGTTCTTGGTAAAGGTAAATATAATGGGTCATCGTTTAATATAAAATTTAGATTACTTGAAATATCAGCAGTTCTTCCCGATAACGGTTTTACTACAAGATAAAGAGTAAATGAATACCCACTTGTAGACATAAAACTAATATTTTGATTCGTTGTATAATAACTACCATCACAAGTCGCAACACAAGGAGGTGGCCAGCAAGAACCATATATTGCGGGAAAATAAAGTAAATTTTGACCCCCCAAAACATCCCAAGTTGGGGCACAATCGGTCGCAGCGGTAATTGCTGAATAAGTTTCCGCCGTGTATTGTCTAATTTCAGTAATTGAAGTTCCTGAAGAAGGTGATGACGGGGTTAAATAACTTGTATCAAACACCTGAAAATAAACCGTTGGGTTTAAAGTTATCGGGTCAATACTTCCTCCGTAATCAACACCACTTAATGAACTAAAAAATAGTCTAGACATTATTATGTATAATTTAAACCTTTATTCCAATACATATTTGTTCCATCGTATGTAAAAGATAGAATATCAATTGCGTTTGCCGTTGCGGTTAAACTAACTAAACCAGCGCCACCATTAACAACTTTATGTGTTGCTGAGCCACCGTTAACCGTTCCTAAAGTTACCGTTCTATTTCCTCCCGAATCTTGAGTTAAAATAATTGTTCCGTAATCACCATTTCTAACATTACTTAAATTTAATGTTGTGTTTGCGGTTAAGGTTAGTTTATAGTTTGTACTATTACCACTTACATTCCACGTAACCGCAGTTGATGATGGTTCGGAATAAAAACTGGTTGGGGAAGAAGATAGTGTCATCGTTCCTCCACTAGCATTTGATGTTTGAGATATGGAAATTCCTGTTCCTCCTGATAATGAGAACCAAGTTGTATTTGACGTGTTTGATGCTCCACTATATACTCCTAAAAAACTATTTGTTGAACCACTTAATAGAGGTAAAGTTAACGCCCAAGCTGGTTTTGGAGAGCTAGCTAAATCTGTTGGAGCGCTAACAGTTATGTAGTCATTTACCGATGTTCCGTCAGCATCGTAAAATCTTATTTCTCTTGTATAAACACCACTCCATCTTCTATTTGTTGCTCCTAAATTATAAGTATTATTTGATTCAGGTATAATACTTCTTGTGGTAGTTGTTCCTGTAATACCTAATGTCGTAACATTAATTGTCTGTAAAGTTGTATTTCCTGTTACGGACAAAGTACCGTTTATAAATGAGTTTCCTTGACTTGTAAAACCGTTTCTTACTATTAATTCGTTTGGCATAATTACTTCCCCTGTCCAGTAATGTTTATTTTATTATAAATATATTAAAGTTATAAATATCTATATTTTGTTACGTTGTAGTTTTGTAAAACTTCTGATTGAGATAATGTTTTTCTATATATTAAATGTTGATTTAAATTTCCCGGCCAAGATAATTGTATTCCCGAAGGACCGGCGGAAAAATAACCTCCTGTATATATTTGAGCCGCGGCAACTCCGGCTATTGTTGTTACTAATGTTGTACCACTACCAAACACAACTCCATTAACATAAATTATTGAAGTTCCGTTATCAAAAGTTGCCACAATATTATACCAATTATTTAAAACAGGAATTAAAGTTGATGTTGATAGTAAACCAGTTCTATTAGTGCCATTACCCCACTCAAAACCTATTCTATTAACATTAGATGGTAATGAAGTCCTATTATCATAATATAACCAAAAATGACTATCAGTTGATTGGATTCCATTATTTATTAAAGTATAGATACTATTAGTAGATAGTGTTGAGAATGTACACCATATACTAAAAGTTGCATTTGTAAAATTTCTATAGATTGCGTTTGGTGAGACTCTGGCCGCATCATCAGTACCGTCAAAAATAAAAACACCGCCATTATTTGAACTATACGTTACCCCATTTAGTAATGTGGCGTTGTTACCATATCCACTAATATCTCTCCAAGTTGTGCTTGTTTTATCAAAATAAGAATTGGGAGAACCCGCATCTAAATATAAAACTAACTCCTCTTTAACTATTTTTGGACCTTGCCAATTTCCTACTGTACTCATATTATTGTTACATCAGTCCATTCTGAAGTTGATAGTATGTTTAAAATTTCTTCATAAGTATAAGGACCTTCTTTAGTTGTTAAACTATCCACTGATGAAGGAATTCCTTCGGTGTCCCATTTAACAAATGTTTTATCACCATCAACACTTTTTCTAACCGTGTCAATTGAAGTTTCACATACTTGTGTAAAATCTATTAATTCTAATTCAGATACATTAAATATCATAAATTTTCTATTCTCGTATAATTGTGTTTCCATATTAATTAAATATATCTTACTTTAGTTGAGTTATAATTTTGTAAAACTTCAGAATCACTTAATTTTCTATCATATAATTTAATGTTAGATATCTTACCAGGAAAATATTGTGACGATGGACCGCTTGCGATAACAACATTTGATGAATTTTCCGCAGGACCTACTAAAGGGTTTCCTAATGGCGAAGTTAAAGATGTTACCGTTTTATTAAGTATTCCGTTTTTAAAAATTTTAATAGAGGTTAAATCCATAGTTACTGATACACATATGAATCTATCTAAATCTGTATTTTCTAATGTTATTTGTGTGGATGATGTAACAAGATTAGACCCATTTTTAATCCCTAACCCAATAACTTTGGGGTCAGAACTTAACACCCCTCTAAAACAATGTAATGACCACCCATTTGTGTCCCATCCAGCGTTAGCTCCTTTACTAATTAAATTAGGATATTGATTTATGTTTGCAGGTCCAGACCAACTACTTGGAACATTAACCCAAATCTCAACGGAAAATGTCCCACTAGTAAAAGAAAGTGATGACAGATTACCTAAATTAACATTTTCATTGGTACCGTCAAAAGAAAAAGAAGTTCCACCTGTTGTTACAAATAAGGGGGTGTTGTTTAGTTGACCAATAAACCCATTGGTTGTTAAATCATACCAAGTATTTCCGGTTTTTGGATACGAAAGAGTATTAACCGCGTCTAAGTATAATACTAATCCATTTGTAACTATTTTTGAACTTACAATACTTCCGCTCATAATTGAAATCTCGCTTTTGTCGAATTATAGTTTTGTAAAATTTCTGATGAAGATAAGGCTCGATTATACATCGAGACTTGTGATATCCTACCTAAAAACGTATTTCCTCCGATTCCTCTTGTCGCTATTTGAAATGGTTGTGATGAATCTAATATAACAGGACCACCACTTGATGTTGAGGTTCTTAAAACCCCATTTAGATATAACTTAGTGGTTAAGTTATCATAACTAAATGTACACATTTGCCAAACACCTATAGATAAATCAGGTCCAGTAAGGTCTATAATATTTGAGGTCGGCCTGAAGACACATCTTAATTTTCCAATACTAACACCCATTTCCCAACCAACAGTGGCTCCACTAACAACTTTAGATACTATCGGTCTATAACCTGTTGTCGCACCAGTACTCGGTAAAAAAATCCAAGCGTTTACCGTAATGTTATTTCCAACATCTAATATTGAATTGTTTCCACAATTTACATTATCATCTGTACCATCAAAAACAATACTACCACCATTTGAGGTATTAAATGTTGAACCACTATTTAAAGTACCAGTATTAGTACCAATACTTAAATCATACCAAGTATTTCCGGTTTTTGGGTATGACCTAATATTTGCGGCATCTAGATATAAAACCAATCCATTTGTTACTATTTTTTGTCCGTAACTAAAACTCATATACTTCTAACTATTGTTTTTAATGTCCAACCCGTTGTTGTTGCCGAACTACTTAACACCGCATTATTTCCTGAAACCGCAACTGTGAAAGTAACTCCAGTTGTAACACCAATATCGTTAGTTGAAACCTCAGTAAACTGAGAGCTTGACCCACTCCATATTGACATTATCGTTCCCGCTCTAGCACCTGTGCTTCCCGTACTAATTAAAGTATAATCAAAAAACGCTCCTGTATAGGCACTTGTCGGTATTGAATAAACCGTGGTAGTTCCTGCGGTTAGACTTGTTCTTGTTGTTGTGTTTAATGACGGAGCTAAATAATTACCCATCAAAATTGTACTATCAGAGTTAACATCTAATATCGATAATCCTGAAATATCGTTAACCGAAAATAACGAACCTGAAAAAGAATCTGTAACACTAAATAATTCCGCGCTAGTTCCATTTCCTATAACCGAAAATATTGGTGACGATGTGCTATTACCTGAACCAATAACTGTTAACACGTTCTGACCTGTTCCAGAAAAATATCCCGTAGTACCTGTAAACGCTCTCACGTTTGTATTACCCGTAACATTTAATGTTCCTGTCATTGAGGTATTTCCAGTTACATTTAAATTACCGTTAATTGTTCCCGAACCTCCTGTAAAAGAAGATATTATTGTATTTCCGGTTATATTTAAACTATTTCCTGTAACGGATGTTAAAATAGTATTTCCTGTTACAGTTAAATTACCGTTAATAGTTCCTGTTCCCGCAGTAAATGTTTGTAAATTTGTATTTCCGGTTACAGTTAAATTTCCATTAATAGTTCCACCTGTTATATCAAATTTATTATTTAATGATGTTTGTAGATTGGTAACACCAGAAATAGGAATATTTATTAAACCCAAACCACTACCATATATTGTTCCTCCCGATATTGTTGTCGCGGTTAATCCTTGACCTATCGTAGTATCTCCGGTTATTGTATATGAACCGTTTAATGTTTTTGAATTAACCCATAAATCATATCCGTTATACCCACTAACTGTTAATAAATCTCCAACAGATTTATTTGTAATTCTAGCATCATGTAATTCATCTAATTCATAACCATTTTGAATGGAAACATATATAGAACCTGTTGTTGCGTTTGAAACAACTACCTTACCAATTCTAACATCATGGTCAGGGGCTTGTGGCTTTGTTGAAGTTAAGGTTCCTCCTGTATAAAGATACAATGGCGTTCCTGCGGTATAAGAAGAGGTGTCAAGACCTTCTAATACACCCCCAACAATTACATAACCATTATTATTGTTATTTATTTGAGTCATTGTTAGACCAACAACTGCTGCGGATGTACTATCTGCCGTAAAACTTGCCAAAGTTATTGTGGGTCTTTGTCCTTGTTCTCCGTTTATATAAACCGCACTTCCTTTTGGAATTGGTGAACCAGTCTGATTGTTAACTCTCACAACTAATTCATGTCCCACTTTTAGTTGCACACCGGCATTTTCTGTATCAACCTCTAAAGTTTTTAGAGCATCATTCCAATGAATTCTTCCTTCCTGATGAGTGGTATTTGCGGTTATATTAAAATCAATATAATCAACTGTTAAAGATGTTGCTGAAATTGTTGTTGCGGTTATCCCACTTTGAAATATTGTTTCCCCAGTTACAGTTCCTCCTGTAAATGTTCCTCCACCCGAAGCAGTCACTCCCGTGACATCAAAAGTACCACCGGAATTATTTGTAAATATAATTGTAGATGAACTAGCACTATATGTACCTCCGGTCACATATATATCTAAAGGCAAACCTAAGTATGTTGATGCGGATATCGTAGTTGCGGTTAATCCACTACTAAAAATTGTATCTCCACTAACCGTTCCTCCAGTAAATGTTCCTCCGCCAGTTGCGGTAATTCCTGTAACCGTGAAAGTTCCCCCACTATTATTTGTAAATGTTATTGTTCCGGCAGAATACGTTCCACCAGTAACTTTCGTATCAAATAAAGGAATTTCAATATCGGATATTGTTCCGTTATTTGTGATTGTTCCTCCACTATTTATAACATCTCCATTAACAACTACTAACTGACTATTAGTTTCGAGTATTAAAGTACCCTGAACTATTATATCACCATATATGAAATATTGATAATTTGAATTAACGGTAACGGTATCTCCAGTTGGTATTAACCATTGATTTCCCTCATTTGAAGTTATTCCTGATACAGGAAATGTTCCACCACTATTATTTGTAAACGTTATTGTTCCTCCAGAATAAGTTCCCCCCGTAACATAAACATCTAAAGGTAGTCCTAAGTATGTTGATGCGGATATTGTTGTTGCGGTTAAACCTTGATTAAATATTGTATCACCTGTAACTGTCCCACCACTTAACGGAAGATAATCTGTTGGAAATGTTACTCCACTTAATATATAAGAAGTTAATCCACTTAAAGGTGTATTCTTTGTTGTCCCACTTGAAACGTCATAATTTACTATTACCAATAAATCGTCATTCGTATAACCACTTGGTTGGACACTTGGTAACGCCGATATCTTTATATTTGCCATGAAGTCTTTTTATGATATAAATATCATTGGATTATATTTGTTTATATAAAAAAATAAAACCCCAACAAAAATTGGGGTTTATTATTAAGACATTTTATTAATTTTTATTAAATTTTATTTAACCGTTACATTATATAAGATTTTATTTTCGGTTGATACTACTTCATCATATTTTACTTCTTTGTTTTTAACATAAATTGACGATTTATCAACCTCAAAAGATTTATCAAGATTTACCATCGAATATAATTTTTCTTTTAAATCTAAATAAGTCGAACCTTCATTGAGGTGAACTGTTGTTGAGTAGTTCAACAAGGAGTTTTTTAATTTTTCTACATTAATTCTTACTGTTGTTATCATATTTTTTTATTTTTTTTTAATCCCACCAAACATAATCATTGAACGTTCTATACGAATCATTATCCGACAATTCTTTATAAGTTATTTCATTTTCAGAAACCAAATAAATATAATATTTATTATTTTCATTAATTATTAATACGTGATTATCATTACAAGAATCAGTAGTCCATATATTTGTAAAAGTGGTTATTTGACTATTTAATAGATTGAAATTGAAATCGTACAGATTTATTGTTATAAAATTAGTGATACTATCATTATAAACATACATAAATGTGGTTTCTCCAACACTTACAGAATACCCAGCCGAACCAATAGGTAAATTAAAAGTTGAGGTAAGACCGCTTTCAGTTAATAAACAACACTGAGAATTGGTATAATCAATATATAATAAATTACCTCTTCTTAAAAAATCTTCTTTAAATGAAGTTTGTGGATTATAAGGATTAACCGTACTACCTGTAAAATTACCTATTTGAAAAGAAGATGAGTTTGGAATTATATAATAAGTATCACCTGTGTAAGGTCTAAAATGATATAAATTACCGTAATATTCTACATTTCTTTGATACACCCCTGTCAAATTAATACCGTTAATAACATCTCCTAAAGTTCCGGTTTCTGTTATATGTATTAAACTCATTTGAGTATAATTAGTATCATCAAAAAATGAACCAACAAAACCATTTCCACATTCAACCATATCACTAACTTGAGGATTACTAGACATTAAAAGATTTGTGTCATGATAGTTTATACCTGAACTTGTAATACTTAATATTGAAACTTTTCCATCACCATTGTCGCAAGGAACAAAAATATTATCATTTAATGAAACATATGTTCTAATTGTTTTATCTTGGACTCCGCTATTTTGAAAAGTGAATGTTTGAATGTTTGTATCCCCACTTAACATGTATAATATATCACAATAACTAACGGAAGTTCCAATACCATTGTAACTTCCTGAATTATCATATATCATTAAACTAAAAGAATCCGAACCACCATTATTTGGATATAGATTTTCATTTGTTGTTAAATCAGGATAACCCAGATAATTTAACCTATTATGTGTTGTGGTATTTAATGTATTTGTGTTACCGTCATAATGTATTATTAAATAATCAATACTACTGTCGGAATTGTTCCAATAGATTTCAATCAATTTATTATTACCATAAAATGAATATCTATCTTGATTATAGATATTTGTTGTTAAATCGATATTTTGTAATAAATTACCATTTGAACCATCATATATTTTAATATATTCAAATGAACTTAAAGAATTATTATATTTTCTAATACGTATAAAATTACCGTCAAAATATGTTGAAAAATCCATAAACCCTGTTGAGTAGGTATAAACATCTCCAAAAGGAATTAAAGTATTATTATTTAAAATATTTAACGTAAATGTGTTGGCAGAAAGGTTTTGTTTTGCAACAATAATATTATTATTTGATAATACACCATCATAATCATCAACTGTAAAATACGCTTCATTTTCATCATCAGGACTAAGTGTAGTAATTTCTTTACCATTAAAAATTTTTAAAACACGATTATAGTAATCTTCAAACGTTGCGTATTTACCTCCTAAAATATTATAATCGTAATCACAATTACAATTAGTTTGATAACTTTCAATTACATTACCTTCTGAATCTATAAAAACAACCCATTGTAAATCACAAGTATTATCGTTTTGAAAATATATTGCGTAACCTGAATTTGTTATCGGATATAAATCATTTATATACCATCCCGTGCTATCGATTCCTAAATTAAATACCGTTGCGGTTAAATCACCATAATTTAAATTAACAATACCATTATTATTATTTGTGGTTGTTTTTGACACAAATACAAAAGATTTAACATCAACAGGTTGATTAATTGTTAAATCATAAGTGTAGTCATAAAACGGAACATAAACTTGATATGTTCCATAAGGAAATTCTGTTATATAATTAAACGGAATTGTCACATCACCAATATTTATTGTACCACCAGTCGATGGATTAAAAGTCACATTAGCAACTTTACCATTTAAATTATTACTCGTTATTCTAATTCCTATTGCCATTTTTTTATTTATAAATATTCATTTATTTTCTTTTTTATAAAAATTCAAAACCTAAATCATCAATTGGTAAATCAAAAACTCCTAAATCACCGTCAGGTATTAATACAAATTCTATATCACCTTCAGGAATAAACATAAACATCAAATCGTTTTGAGGTGCCGGTGTCGGACTTGGTGTTATTGTAGGAGTTGGAGTTACTGTAGGAGTTTGAGTTGGCGTTTCAGTTATATTTATTGTTGTCGTAGTAGTTGTTATAGGGATAATTGTTGTTGTAGTAGTTGTTATAGGAGTTTGAGTTGGTTCAGGACAAGTTGGACAACTTGGACACGGAGTCGTTGTTGTAGTTGTTGTATAAGGTCCGTTAACGCAACAAGGAAATTCTGATGTATAACAATTCTCATATGGTAAATCATCCGCGATAAATGACTCTTGAATATTAATAAAAAGTTTTTCTCTAATAGGTAATATTAAAACTCCGTCATCATTTCTTAACATAAACTGACCTTCATATCTACCTACTTTATTTGTATCTCTATTTGTAAATTGATAGTAAATATAATATTCAGGTTCTGCGTTTGGGTCAATAAAAGTTTTTTCTACAAATCCTGCGGGTCTTGAACTTATCTTAGCAACTCCCGTTTCAATATCGACCATTGAAAAGAAGATTGCTGATAATTCTATGGTTTTCATAAAATTATCATAATCGTTACGACCATTCTTTACGACCTGTAATTTTAAAAGTGGGAGAGTACTATTTTTTTTGATAAAAAAATCCATCTATCTTTTTATCATATAAATACTTTAATAATGTAAAATAAATAGATTAACTTTCTTTTCTTAATTTACCGTCATAGTGTTCAAAACGGTTATGCTCAATTGGTGTTAATAGTAATAAACCAGGGTTAATTTTACTTTTAATTGTTTCTTGATATATATGACTCATCCAAGTTTGTTCAAATGGTCTATCCCATTTTGTTTCTTGAAACATTTTTCTATTACCTTCTTTTGTTATAAAATGAGTCCAATTACAATAATAAATGTCACCACTAACATAAGGTAAACCTTTATAAGATTTAATATGTTTATATTTCGACAAAGGAGAATCGGGGTCTAAACCTTGCACAGGAAGATTTGGTTTATTTGGCCAATGTTTTTGTCTAAAATCTTGCGGAACATTATACCACGGCCAACAAGTTGAATTATCTCCGTAGAATTCCGTGAAGTTTATTTTTAAAAAATCAAAATTTTCTTTCTTTAAAATATCTAAACATTTTTGATATAAATTTGATGTGTATCTATTAAACCCATTTCTACAAGTTTCATTAGGTTTGTTTTGAAAAAACATATCATCTTCGCTCCACGCCATTATATCTAAATCAGATTCATTAAAATGGTCAGACACAAATTGCCTTCCACCACAAATTCCCAAATTATCTTTCTTTATGTGTTCAAAACCATATTGCTCACATAATTGTTTATATCTTGGAGTTGTTGATAAATCTGTTGAGTTGTCAAGTAAAAACTTTTTTGTTTTTGTTATAAAATCAGAGTCATATTCTAACATTGATTTAATTAATGTCTCAAACTGATTTGGTGAATTAAATGTAATAACATATAAACCAACCTTACTCGTATCAATATTTTTAATCTCTTGTCTAATTGGTTTTTCCGATTTGACGACCACAGAATCGTTTTTTAAATCCTCAAAAAATTTACCCATAAGACCATTACCTTCTATTTCAGAATAACTAAATGTGTTTGGGTATTTGTATAATAGAATTGTAAATAAACTTTCTTCAGTACCCATTAAACCATTGTTTAATGTCTCAACTAATAAATTGTAATATAGATTATTAATTTCGGTTATTGATTCTTTTCTACCACCAAAAAATCCTCCTCTAGCAACCTTATCAACTTTCTTACCTGAATAGTCATTCATCTTATCAAATTTGAACCCATGAATTTCGGTATTTGCTTCATAAGGAAAACAAACAAAGTTAAAGTTATTAACGTATTTTGGCAACTTCTCTAAAACTTTGTCGTGAGTAAAATAACCAGGGTGAACAGTGTTTGTAAGACCAGCATCAATCCAAAATAGATATTCGGAATTAAACCTATCAAGTATTTTCGCATCATGTAATAAAAACATCTTTGACATTACAAGTGGGTTATACATCTCAAGTTTTGCTTGAGTGGAATTTGTTAACCAACCTACTTGATTAAACCATTCTGGATTGTTTCTAATCTTTTGAATTAATTCATAATATTCGTTGGTCTTAAACCAAGATTGATATCTTACAATAAACTGTGTATTTTCTTTACCTCTATGTTCCCAAACAAATGACTCTAACTCGGGGTCACCGAATATAATCATATTATTTTCTACTTTAAGTAGTTCTGAAAATTTTTGTTTGTAATGCTCGAATGAACGAGACCACCCTTCAGAAAGACTATCTCTTTTTATATCCCAAAGACCCGTAACTAATGTAATCATAATTCAAACATATTATAAAAATATTTTATATTAGGGTCATTATGGTGCTCTCTTTTATACCAATCATCGAATTCCAATAAAGTAAAATTATTTTTTTCATTAAAATATAGACAAGACATTATTAGTTCTTCCATATATAATTGATTTTCATTTCTTAATAATTGTATTAATAAAGTTTCAAACTTATCACAAAATTCTAAAAATTTTTTTGGTGTTCCCCCAAAAAGACCTCCGATAATATGTTTAGACCTATCAAATTCTTTATAATAATGTTGGGGTATTTGTTGCGACCAAAAAAATTGTCCTTCATTATTTTTAGATAATAAAAGAATCTTATCTGAAGTTAATTGATTTAAATGGTTTAAATATTTTTGACTAAATAAACTTATTTTATAATGACCTTCTCGACTATTATCTTTTTGGTATTTTTCAGGAAAAATACCTCCATGAGATAATCCAGAGTCAATCCAATAAACCCTATCATAATTATAAATTTCATTTATGTTATATTTCCACATAAATTTATTATACTGAATTTCATAACATCTATCGGTTCTTTTCATCTCCTCCAAATTTTTTAATTTTCTAATCTCATCAAAATATTTGGTATTGTGTAAATCAAAAATTACAAATGATAATTGTTCTTGAGGCATTTTAAAATTATTATAGAATACATTTTTTAGATTTTCTATTTCATCTGATGAAGTGAAACAAACACATTTTGTGGGATTCATATTCAAAATGTTTTGAAGACTTATCCTATAATGATACTCTCTACTAGGTCTTCCGCCAAACTCAGTGCCCCAAAGATTTGAATAAATAGAGGTTATAAAAAGTGTTTTCATAAATTTAATTTTTTTATTATTTGAATCTTTTATTATATTTTTTGTTATTTAAATCCACAAAATGTGGGAGATGATAAGGCGCAAAATCTCTAGTCGGAGTTAATCTATTAAGTTTTTTTGAATTAATTATTCTATCCAACATATCTCCATCTTCTCCACCCCAACCAACATATTTTTCATCAAACCCGCCATTACCTAATATTAAATCTATATCACAAATAAAAACGCCACCTAATCCACCCGCTCTTCCGTTTAAAGGTCCGTATTTTTTTTCACCTGAATACGCATACCACCAATCTGTGGTTTTTTCATCAACGTTGCCGGTTTTAAATATTAAGTCTAAATCCTCTTCTTTTAGTTTTGCAGCATCAAAAGTCACAATATCCCCCTTTTCTAAATTATTAATAATGTTTAATATTTGTAAAAAATTAGATTCATTAAAAAAAGTATCGCAATCAAACATAAATACAAAATCAAAATTTTCATTTTGTTTTAATATTAGATTTATTTTTTCAGACCGTTTATAATCCCCTAACTCGTAAGGTATATGAATTGAATCGTAAATTACTTTAATAGGTGAAAAATCATATAGTTTGAATTCGCATTCAATATTATTTTTATTTAAAAATTCGGTTAAATCTATAATTTTTGGAAACGTAAATTTAACATTTCTTTCTCTGGTAGACTGACTTTGACCATCAGTCCAAAACAACATTGTTAATAATATTTTTTTCATAAATTTCCTGTTAATCTATCGCACCACCCCTTAGATTTACTATATGGCCAAACAACCCAATACTTTGGTTTAATTGTTGTTTGAAATTCTCTCCATATTTTACAATATCCGTCAGGGTCGGTCATCATTCTGTTTATTTCATTTATATCGGCATCTTTTCGATATATTGTCTCATCTTTTTCATTATGAAACGCTACCACCCAAAAATCATAATCTTTTTCAGGAACTTGATTAAAGTGAACATCAATACAATGTTTAAAGATTGATGAGAAACTTTTTAACCATTCTTCTTGAGATTCGTAATTATATGGATTAGGAGGGTAATTTTTATCTAAAGTATATTGTTGAACTCCTCTTAATGAAAATTTAATTCCTGCATACTTTTCATAATCTTCTAAAGTTCTTTCCTTACCAAAACCATACTCACCAAAATCAATCATTTCCTCACCATCCATACCGAATAGTTGTCTATTTAATTTGTGTGATTGGTCGTTCTTTTTAAACCACTCCTTGTCATCATCCCACTGTTTTGTACGATTCTTTCTTGTGTACTCGTGCCAAATTAAAACTTTATGAGGATGAAATAAATCATATCCATGAGTATAAGCTCTCACAGCAATTGAGATTTCTTCTCCGTGAAAATAGTAATTTGGATTATGAATAACTTCTTTTGAAAATTGTCCCAAAGTAAAACAATAGTGAGCGGAATAAAATCTTGTCGTAACTGGTTCGGTTAAATTTTTCCAATCTGGAATTGTTTCAGGTAAAAAGAAAACCGCTCCTTCAGGGATAAATCTATCAAATACCATTCTCCAAGGTTCATTAACTCTTCCATTTGGGTCATTGTCAGGGTCAAACGATGATACATATCCTGTTAATAATGGTTTTTTATAACCTTTCTTTTGAAGGTCTCTAACCATATTAATCATTTCAACATCCCAATTTGGAGCGAACCTCATGTGTGAGTCAATTTGTAATGTATATTTTTCGTTTTTATATAATTGTTGGACTTGATTTCTTGCCCAACAAACACCTTTTGATTCTGTGTATAAAACATTTAAAACTCTGAATCTTTTATCATTTTTATACTCTGATAAATCATCAAATTTATCATCAGGGTGATATTGTCTACAAATACCTAAAACTAAATTTTGTGGATTCTTTGCGTTTTCCAACATACTTTTAATTGTTGGAATTAATTGTGGGTCTCTATAAGATGCAATTTGAATAAAAATCTTTGACATTTTTTTATTTTAAAAATAAAAAAAATCAAATAAATATGAATAGATTAATAAAAATTAAGGACAAGAACCTGATACGCAAGGAGACCCTAAAGTAACTGAACAATCTGATACAATGATTGGATTTGTTCCACAATAATAAGATATCGTATTTTGAGTTACGGTTATTGGCGCTAATGTAACCCCAAAACAATCTGTATAATAAAACACACCATTTGTGATTGTACTTGCAGATACCGTAATACATCTACAAGTTGAAGTAGGTGTAGGAGTTGGGGTTGGAGTCATTGTGGGTGTTGGTGTTGGACTAACAGGGCAACCATAATATATGAATTTTTCACATCCACTTGATGTATCGACTAATTTAACAATGACTGAATCCGCACCTGTAAAAGATATATTCGCTGGTGGAGGAAAAGGGTTTGGTAATGACGATGGTAATTCGAATGATACGGTTGGTGGGATTGTTGTTGAACCCGAAATTAAAAAACAATATGTTAATGTTATATCACAAAGATAAACATCGTAAGGTCCTGTCCCTGTTGCTCCTGTTATTTCTATTGTTTGCATTTAATTATAAATATCTTACCAAGAAGTTATTATTACAATACCATTACCACCTCTACCTCCGGCGCCTCCAGTATTACTATATGCTCCTCCACCTCCTCCACCGCCAGAGCCATAACCACCATTACCTCCAGTTCCACCGGTAAATGTACCAACTCCATTATTTGTTGAACCCCCTCCTCCAGCACCACCTGTGGTTAAGAATGGTTGTTTTGATGTTGATAAAGAAGAAGGGTTTAAACTAATAAATCCAGAATTGGCCGTTCCACCATTGGAACCGAGACCTAAAACACCACCATTTACTCTTGGTATAAATCCTGACGAGTTTATTGACCCTCCAGAGTATACCGTAGCACTACTTTGAGCTCCACCACCTCCCGCACCTCCAGATGTTATACCCGTGATAGTAACGTCAACTCCAGCGGAAAGATTTTGACCTGAAAGACCAATTTGGCCACCAATTGAATTTACAATTCCCAAATTAGACAATAATCCGTTTGTCGATGTAAACGATGTCCCGGCAGTTCCTCCAGCAACCGTGTTAGGTCCGGCAATCCCACCTGAACCTCCTGTTGCCGCGGCGTTTCCACTGGCCAAAATAACATTTGCTGCGGACGCACTATTTGTTACAGAAACATATGATAATGAACCATTACCACCCACAGTTCCGTTTGTTCCTGAACCTCCACCAGGTCCTGAAGTCCCACCAGGTCCTACCAAAATATAAAGGTTATCCGGTATAAGGTTTGCGGTAAAAAATCCTGTCGTTACAGAAGAAGACGCCCCTCCTCCGCCACCTGTTGCAGGAGCACTACCACCACCTCTACCTCCACCACCACCACCTCCACCACCTAATACAAACAAGTGAACAAATTTACAATTTCTTGGTTTTTGCCATATTTGCCAAACAGTCGTTCCTTGAGCATAAAATACTTGTGTATTTGTTATATTTGGTAAGTTAAAAAAATCTATCATATATTAAAAAATTAAAAAGTTGTTATAAATACAATTCCATTACCTCCTCTACCACCATTACCAGCACCCTCTTCACCACCACCGGCACCTCCCCCACCACACCCAATTTCACCATTACCACCAGAACCACCCGTAGCGGCGGGACCTGCACCACCACCTCCAGCACCACCTGTTGCAGCAAAAGGAAACTTTGTTGATGAATACGTTAAAAGTGTTGGTCTTATAGTAATCAATCCATTTGTTCCGTCATTAGTAGGTGTTCCTCCTGCCGACCTACCTAAAACCCCATTTGCTAATATACTACCACCGGCACCCCCATTTGATGTACTTCTTCCGCCACCACCACCACCACCTGTCAATATGAAAGTGTTTAAAGCAGTAACAGTCCCTCCGGCGTTAAATCCTGGGGCACCACCATTTGCCCCTGAAATACCATTAAAACTTGACCAAGTACCTAATGATGATAAGAATCCTTCTGATGTTACAAACGCGGTACCTCCAGTTCCGGCAGTACCGCTGCCTACGGTTGATGTTCCTCTTGAACCTCCCCCCGCACCAACAATTCCTGATTCAATAATAACATTTGAAGAAGTTGTGTTTGGTTGTATTGAAATGGTCGAAATTCCACCTGAAGAACCGGCAGCATTTACACCTCCAGCTCCACCCATACCAACATTTATATATAATGTATCGGGTAACAAGAAAGAGGGAACAAATATTTTTGATATTGATGAACATCCTCCTCCACCACCTCCAGCAATTGATAGGGAGGTACTATTTGTAGAACCTCCTCCACCACCACCTCCACCTATTGCGGTTATAAAGACAAAATTTGTATTTTTTGGTTTTTGCCAAGTCTGCCAAACAGTTGAACCTAAACCGAAAAAAGTTTGATGGTTTGTTATTTGTGATATATTAGAATAATCAATCATTATTTAAATCCCAAGTCGGTGTTGGTGAATCACCATCAACTATGTAATAACCGTATGGTGGTACTAATTCTAAAGTATTCCCATCCAAATCAGAAAACCTAACAAATCCAATTTCACTATTTAAATCACAGATTTGATAAAATTGTCCTTCATAACCATATTCAAATTGACATAAACTATATTTCATAATATTGTATTTTTAATATTTACCCCCAATAACCGTTGCTTGCCATCCCGCAGAATTTGGTGCGGTACCAAGTGTGACATAAATTCTATCACTAGGTGCTAGTCCAAAATTTAGAGGTAATTCATAATTTGACTGTGCTGCTACCTCAGAATTTGTTATTGTTGGTAATGTTATTTCGTCTATTAACGCATTATTTGCTGCGGTAGTCGTTGTTGAACCGTTATTTATCCAAACCCTAGCAACAGTGGCACTATTATTAGTCCCTAATGGTCTAAATCTAATTCTTTGCACATAACTACCGTTTGTTGTGTCGGCAGTAAACGCTAAATAAATGGTTCCTCCCGTTAAATCTTTTGTTGTGTTGGCAACTGTCATCGCTGAAATCGTCCATTGTACGTCAGGTTCTCTTGTGTAAATTGGTTGTACGTTTGCTGGCATAATTTATATTTTTTATTTTTTTATTAAACTGTTATATTTGATGTACTAAATGCGTAAGCCAAACCATAATTAAATATGGTTGGTGACGTATTATCGGTATACTCAACAACACCTGTTGTTGAATTTCTTACTAAAATTTGGGTGGATGTTATACCACTTGTCGGGGTTGACGTTATGGTAACCGTTGACGCACTTGACGTACCGGTAACTAATAAATTTCCATTAAACGTCCCTGTAGTACCTGTGACATCTCTTACGTTTGTATTTCCCGTAACAGTTAAATTACCATTAATTGTTCCTGTTCCCGCGGTAAACGATTGTAAAGTTGTGTTACCCGTTACAAATAACCCGTTATTAATCGATGTACTTCCTGTTATTGTATAAGAACCATTTAAAGTTTTTGAATTAACCCAAACATCATTTCCGTTATAAGCACTTAGAGTTATAATATCCCCAAATGTCTTATTTGTTATCCTAACATCGTGTAGCTCATCTAATTCGTATCCGTTTTGGACTTGAACGTATATTGAACCTGTTGTTGCGTTTGAAACAACTACCTTACCAATTCTAACATCGTGGTCAGGAGCTTGAGGTTTTATATCTGTTAATGTTCCTCCGGTTAAAAGATATAATGGTGTTCCCGCACTATATGAACTTGTATCTAACGGTTCAGAAATACTTCCGACTAACAAACCATTTAAAATAACATATCCATTATTATTGTTACTTATTTGTGCCATTGTTAAACCAACTACCGACGCAGACGTAGTATCAGCAGTAAAACTCGCTAATCTAATTGTTGGTCTTTGACCTTGTTCACCATCTATATAAACCGCTCTTCCTTTTGGGATGTCAGCTCCGGTTTTATTAACAACTCTAAGAACTAATTCATGACCAACTTCTAATTGAACTTCAGGATTTTCGGTATCAATCTCCAAACTTTTAATATCATTATTCCAATGAACTCTACCCTCAACATGAGTCGTACTGGCGGTTTTATTAAAATCTATATACTGAACATTAGATATAGTATTTGCCGTAATACCCGAAGTAAATACCACTCCTCCCGTTACAGTACCTCCTGATAATGGTAAGTAATCACCTGTTATACTTGAAAGGGTCCTATATTCAACATTACCAGTTGTGGAATTTCTTGTTAAAATTTGTGAGTTTGTATTATTATTTACAGGTGTTGAAAATATATTAAATGAATTTCCCGTGACTCCCGAAGTGAATATAGTATTACCTGAAACGGTGCCTCCTGAAATTATTGATAGTCTATCCCAACCAATTTGTCTAACTTCAGTAGCACCAGTTGTTCCACTTGTATATATTGTGTAAAGTTTTGCATCGGCAGTGTTAACCGCTAATTCACCAATTGTAAGACCTGTTAAATCAGGTATCTTATCAATAACATTTGACCTTCTTAAAAGAAAGGTTGTTTTTCTATTCGCCATTAAAAATCTCTATATAGAGTCACGTTATTAGGTTATATAACCTCACTTAATAAATATGTATAAAATAAAAAAGGGAAGTAAATTCTTCCCTTTTTTAAATATAAAGTTATTGCATCAATATTGACCCCCATCGAGTACGTCAAATTCTGCCAATACCCTAACACCATTAATTGATGATGGCGGAGTTATTTCATCGGTGACATCAGTACTTCTAATAACGATATCATTTAATTGAGTTATCCAACCTCTATTAGAATACCCTGTTGGGGAGGTATATTCTGAAACATTTGGAACATTGTTTGATGTTAATCCTGTTAAATTTTGTAATCTAATAATATCAAAATTAACATCTCCACTAGAAACTCCATTACCATCTTGAATTGTAAAACCGGCATTAACTGAAGTTACAGTTGTAGAACCTGTTGGGTTATAGTTCAAATAAATGTTAGGGTCTTCAACATATAAGTTAGTAGTAAATGCGGATATACTAGGTCCGAAAACCGTTAATGAACCTTGGACTGTAACATCTCCACTCGCATCAATGTTTTGAACCGATAAAGTATCTGTTCCATCATTATATCCAAAATTACTTTCAGTTGTTAATAAACCACCTGTTGTTGTATAAACAACTCTATTAGTACCTAAACCTGTTACCGTTAAATTACCATTAACAGTTAAACCTGTAACGGTATTAATAACATCAGAATAAGTGTTACCACTATTATCTTTAATTGTAAATGTGTTATTAGAGTAAGTAAAACCTGTTACAAATACATCACTATAAGGTAAATAATAAGGACCTCCAGCCTCAGGATTATTATAAGATAATTGAGTTTGACCTGTAATATTACTTGTTGAAGGGTATGTTGATATTGTACCTCCTGTTACGTATGTATCAGTTCCGTCAATACCTGTTACTGTAAAAGCGGGTTTACCACTATCGTTATAGTTAAAGGTAATTGTTCCTAAACTATAAGTACCACCAGTTACAAATGTGTTCTCACCTGAGAAAGAGTGAGGACTTCCTATTGGAGTACCGTGATATTGTAATAACCAACTTGTATAATCCGTATCATTTGTTGCGGGTGTGTAAGTTGCGCCGGTTACATAAACATCAGTGGTTTGTACGTATCCCGTTAAATAATTTAAATTTATAATTTCTAGAGGATTTGTCCCCGAAACAGTTTCGTCATATAAAGTTGTACCACTTAAATTAGTATTTCCTGTTACAGTTAAATTACCATTAATTGTTGTACTACCACCAGTAATTGAAGATAATACAGTATTTCCTGTTACAGTCAAATTACCGTTAATAGTTAACCCTGACACTGAGTCAAATGAAGCGGTTTTTGTAGGACCTCCTTCACTTTGAGTTATTGTGAACGAATTTGTATTTGGGTCGTAAGTAAAACCCGTAACATGTCTATCAACACCCTGAATAGAAGATATTGGAGCTAAAACAAATCCTGTTGATGTGCCTGAAAGGAATTGACCTGATAAATTGGTTACTCCGCTATAAGATGTTATTTTATCTCTAATTTTTAATTGATATAGGTTTGAACCCACCTCAAAAAAGCCTGATGTTGGATTATCCGATGATACAAATCCTCCTCCGCTCGCGCCTGAGTAATATAGTATACCGTCAAATAAGTTTACTACCGCTTCACCTTTTAATGCGGTTGCCCCCGATAGAGGTTGATTTGATGTTAACGAGTTTTTGGTTATTAACCGTGTTTGTCTTGTTGCCATTATTTTTTACTTTATAAATATATCGTTTATTTTTTTTTAAAAATTTCCACCGTTTAAAATATCATATTGTATTATTGAGCTATCGGCGGTTATTGTTCTTGTATTACCCGAAGAATCTAAACCTAAATCAATCTCGGGAGTTATAACTTTAACTGTCGATGACCAATAAGTACTTGTTCCACTAACGGTATTTATGTTTCTAAATCTTTTAATACCCGTTCCCAAATTTATAGTGTTATCTGAGTTTGGAGTAATATCTGAAGATAATGTTATACCTGATAAATCACAACCTATTAATTCTTTAGTAATTATTTGATTGTAACAAGTTGCGGTGATAGTTGCAGATGGATTAAATTTTTTCCAATTTGCGGTTGTAAATGTTTCTCCACTAATACCCTCAATTGTATTTGCCGTCCAAGCGGAAATAAAATTAATACCTACTTGAGTATTACTTTTTATTGTTGTTCCAAAATCAGAAAATACTGCCGTTGGACCACCAGGACCTACCGCTCCTGTTGCGGTTGCTGCCGTCCATAAATTATAATAATTTGGTATTTGAAATTGATATACTTGGTCTTGATTAATAACATACGCCAACATACCAATTCTTCTTCTACCTGAAGATATATTGTCTGAATTTAAAGTTAATACATTAAATGAAAATAGAGAACCATTACTAACATTTAATTGTATTGGTATCGTATTTCCAGTGTACTCTACAAGACCCACCGTAGATGGAGGTATTGTAAAATAAAGGTCATCAATATCATAAACCTCCATAAAACCACCAGTTGATAGCACACTAAAATTAGTACCAAAAACGTTATCTCTTTTGACACTAATATTCCCTAAAGAATATAACGGAGTTATTGGGTTCTTATAGTTAAAACTCATACTTATGGTGATGTTGCATTACCTCTGAAATAAATATTTTGAGAGTCGGTTATTTGGAATATTGTATTTGGGAAAGTTGTATAAACTTTATAAGTTGTATTAGGGATTGTTGACCCTGTATATGTAAATGTATATGAGTTTATCGTTCCTTCAGTAGCAACTGTTGTAAACAAATTAGGGTTATCTGCGGTATTAACATCAATTAATACTTGAGTTTCGTTATTAGTTAAAGATGTAGGTATAATCCAAGTATACCAAGCTTTACTTCCAATACTATTCTCTACCACATGAGTTGTTAAGAAATTATATTTAACTTTGGCATTTCCAAATGAATCAACCCCACCACTTATTTGAGGTACGGTTTGTTTAATAATTGATGGAAATTCTCCGTTAGTCCATCCTGTAAAATCAACATATCTGTTTAAGTCGGAATTAAATATTGTTTGGTTTTGAGTTGGTTGAGATGTATTTGTAAATCCATAGAAATTAGACCCTGAATCAAACATCCATTGACCAATACTTGTTGAACCACTAATTGGTTCAATAAATAAGTATGCAAAATAAACAGGAGTTGGGGTAGGAGTTGGAGTTGAGGTATTTGTTGGGGTTGGTGTGTAACAAGGAGTTTTTGTAACTGATGGGGTTGGAGTATTGGTTGGGGTTGGAGTTTTAGTTGGTGTCGGCGTTCTTGTTGGTGAAGGTATATTACAAGGGTTGTATGTAGGCGTTGGACTTGGGGTAGCAGTTGGTGTTGGTGTAGGTGTTTTTGTGGGAGTATTTGTTGGTGTAGGAGTTGGTGTTGGTTTTGGTACATTTAAAATAGTAGGACAATCAGATTCTAAAACTAGAATTGTATATGTACCATAAACAGTTCTTGGTGGTTCTAACAAATAAGGTTGGAAAATAAAAGGTAAAACTTGATTACCTAAATTTATTGCAATTAATTCGTCCGCAGGTTTAAAAATGATGTTTGCAATTTCACCTTCATAATTAATACTTTTTATTGTAATACTTTGACTCATACTTAAAACTTATTTTCTACCGCTAAACAAATCTCACCGTTTTCATTAATTAATCTTTGCATGTTAGCAAAACTTATAAACGCACTACCTTTAACTCCCCATGAACGACCCCAACTATTCTTAATTCTAAATAGTTGTTTTTTTTGTATCGATACCATTAATTACGTAAGCATGACCACCCATAATTCTACCTGATATTTTTATTAAACCATTTTTATCAGGATAAAACATTCCATTATACCAATTTGTCCCAACAACAACAGGTCCTTGAGTTAATACGGTTTTAATTAATGTATCTAAATTATATGCCCATAAATAAGAACTAATCTTATTTTGACTTTTTAAATATTTTGCTCCAGCTCTAACCGAAGTTCCATCATAATTTTCTCCCATCCACTCATCAATTTTTTGAGCTTCTCTATATATTAAAGTTGGATTTGTGTTTGGTTTAGGTCCTGAGTGTTTTATAGGACCGTCATCAATAAAATGAGCCCAAGAATACCCAACGCATTGAGGAGTATTACCTTGGTTCCCCCACCACCCATTATCATCCCAATACATTTGAGTTACCGTGGTTTTTGGTAAAGTTAATTTATTCTCTATTAAATACTTTTTATCTCTTTCATCAATTTTTAATTCTCTACCTAAACCATATGGAGTTGTTGGAATTATTGTTGTTGTAGTGGTTGTAACGTCTTCTATTTCATATGTAAAATCATCTACGCATTTTATTGTTGAGCAATCTGGACAATCAGGGTTAAACATTCTAAATGTATTTTTTAGAATATTAAAATTATGTTTAACCTCTGGTGATGACATAGGGGTTACATACATTCTGAATTGGGATATTGCTCCCTCAAAAGTACCTGCAAAATTTTGTTCAATTAAAATATTGGTGTTTAAACCACTAAGAGTTGTTGCCGATAAAACATTATTTGGAAATAACTCAGGGTCTTGTATGTATGGTCCGTTTGGTAATGTCGTAGATGAGAAAATTAAATTTTCTCTTAACCCTTGAGTCCCTCCACCCCAAGATACGTTAAACGGAACTCCGACTTGTTTTTCTTTATCCGTATTTAATGCTCTTGGAATTATTTCCTCAAAATTCTCAACCGTATAATGTAATTTTCCATTAACATAAAATTTTAATCTTCCATTTCTATATTTTTTCTCTTCTAACCATTTTTTATTTAAATTTGTTAGTGTTATCTGTAACGATTCTTCTTGTCCATTTGTATATGGTGGAGCGATTAACGACACCGAATTATTCGCTAATGAGTTTAAAAAAGCGGTTTTTGTAATATCCCCCAATCCACCTTTATAATTTAAATCACATTTATCCCAAAAAGAATACCTTTCCCAAACAACATTAATTTGAAACCAATGTTCTTCATTTAACCAATTTGGGTTTTCTTTTTCACATCTAGGATAGATTGGTGGAGTACAGTATTCTGTTATTGTATAACCCGTGCTCCATGTTTTCCCAGTTGTTTCGCAACTTCCTGTAGTAACACATTCACCTGTAAATCTTAAAAATCTAACACCTATTTGTGGATTTTTAATGTCTCCACAAAGTTTAAGTGAAAACGCATTTGACATACTATCATATAATGGGTCTTTTTCACAAGTATCTTCTATAGAGGTAAATCCTGTTACCGCACAATCAGAACAATTAGTACATCCCGAACAGTCCGTACAAGTAGGTGTACATTGGGGAGTCACAACACAATTATTTGGTGTTGGTGTTGGGGTAGGAGTTGGTGTTGGAGTTGGATAAATAATTGATTCACAATTATGGTATTGACATTCCCACCCACAAGTTTCGCACGCAATTTCGTTACATCCACAACCACAACTAGTACTAATATCTTTATTACCGTTACATCTATCACAACCATAATTAACATGAGGGTCGTGAACATTATCTTTAGACCTTGGTGGATAAACGTATATACATCTACTATTTGTAATTATTTTATTACAACAAGCACATGTTGTTAAGCCGGTTAATTCTGAAGTTACTCTCGTATAACCTGTAAAACAATTTGGAGTTTTATCCGCGTGATGATAAAATTTGTTTTCTGCTCTGGTTCCAAAATAAAAGAATGTGTTTTTATTATTTGGGTAAATATTATTTAATGTTGTTTCATTTGGTTCGGGATAAAATTCATTAATAAATCTTGGCTTAAGTATCATTTCAACTGACCAACCTTTATTCATCCTTTCTGGAAAAATATCATAATCGTAACCAAATAATTTATAAAACCCTTGATAAAATCCTCCGTAAAGCTCCTCATATCTACCCTCAAATGGAGAGTTTTTACTTACAACTTCATATAGTATTGTTTTATTGAATCCTGAAAACATAATATTGGGTGAACTTGTGTAACCTGTCACCTGAAACATTTTAAATCTTCTATCAAAATGTAATCTGTCGAATTTTAAACTATCAGAAAAAAGTCCATTTGTAAATGTAATTGTCTGAGCGGTTAAACCTGTAACTAAACCATTGTCAGTTCCCGTTAAACCAATATCACAGGATGTTGAAGAAGTAAAACAAGTTAAATCTTTTTCATCGGGATTATAGTAGTTTTGTGAAACAAATATATTATTTGGATTATAGTTTTTATATATTAAAGTTAAATTTTGTGTTGTTACACTATTATTAGTATCAAAATAAAAAGGTAATTTGTTCCCGTATGTTTGAGCAATCAAATATGGCGAAAAAACAACCTCCTGATTAAACTCCAATTCATCCGAAGTTAAAGACATGTCTTGAGTGTCTAATGACAACTTAGGAAACAAATTGTTATAAACATATTGATTAATATTTTGACTTGACATCTTTTTTATGATAAATACATTAAAGCGAAGTATTTATTTATAAAAAATAATATGATTAGTTATAACAAAGAATATTTTTATAATAATTGTCATTTCTTTATGAAGGACAATGGAGATACCATTTCATTATACTATTCTGTGGCTGATACTTTATTAGAATCAAGGAAAAAAGTAACAAAAAAAGAATTTGATAAGAAGGATGAAAAAAAAGTTAAAACCATAGTTAACAAATTTTTAAAAGGTAAGAATAAACCCACAAAAAAAGATTTAGACAAAGAATTAGATAATGTTGAAAACGGTGGAGAAATTGATGAATTAATCGATTCTGACGGTGGGTTATTGGGTTCAAAAACTCCATTATATAACATGACACTCGCTCCAAAGAAAACTATGGACCAAACAATTGTTACCGCTAGAATTTCTAACGACCCTGTAACAAGAGGATATCGTGTATATTGGGGTGAAAGTAAAGATAAGAAAGATAATGTTGTTTCTGAAATTGATTTTTCGGACGCTTTTGGATATGAAGAAACTGTGGATAAAGACTTTAGTGAAACTTTAAAAACTTTAAAAAACATGGGTATTGATGACCCTGAAGAAAGAGTTAAAAGAACTAAACAATTGGGTAAATTACCTAAGGCTAAAAAAAGAAAAGGTAAATTGAAACAAAGATTAACAGAAAAAGATAGTATCGAAGAGGCTCAAAAACAAAAAATGATTAAAATGGTTGAGGATATACTAACCAAAAAATCAAAAGGAGACTCTGATGTTGTAAGTAAAGAAGATAAAACAATTAGTAAAATATTAGTTAAGAATTTACAATCAATTAAAAAAATTGCCGAAAAAGAAGGTATTAGTCTTAATCAATTAATCAAAGCTTTAAATACCGATGAATAAAGATTTATACGGAGAGAGAGTTGAATTACCTGAAGACGTTGTTGGATATTTACAACAATGTTTTGATGCTGCGAAAAATGCTGATGAAAATACTGAAGGATATAAAAGAAATAAAGAACTAAGAGATTCTCGGCACACAACATATCAACAACTTAAAAGAATGAAAAATTGGTTTGATTCTTTTAATGGTCACGAAAATGAATTACCATTTATTTTAAATGGAGGTCATTATGTTAAAGGATGGGTTGACAGAACTTTGGGTAGTATGAGAGATGAGGTCGAGTTGGGTAAAAAAGTAAAATCACCGGTTTTACCTAATCAATATATCGCTCCACACGAAAAAAACAAAGACCTATCAAGCATGAACAGACCCTCAAAAGAACACGGTAGTAGTATAGATGATTTAAAAATCACTGAAGACGTAAAAAGAATAAATAATTTAATCAAAAAAATAATTTAATATGCCAACACAAGAACCTTTAAATTTTGAACAACCTAAAAATAAGTTGAGCGAAATCGCAGATGCGGAAAGAGCGAAATTATTTCCGAAAAATGATTTTAAAAATACCAATCAATATTCCTCAGTAAATCCTGACGCATTAGCTGACGGTGATGACCAAGGAAAAGGTACGGGTAATTTTTTAGATGTTTATAATCAAGAGGCCGGAGCTATTCAGGATATTCTTGAAAGAAAGGCTGAAGTTGTTTTAAACAATTACAAACCAAATAATCCTTACACTACACCAAGCGCGTAATGAAACTTTACAACATAGCAAAATCTCTTATCTTAGAAGTAGCGTCAATTGATTCTATTGTTGATGCAATTAAGAAAAAAGATAAGATAATTATATACTATGATGGAGACGAACCAGGAGGTAGAGGATTAAGAGAAATTGAACCCGTATGTTTTGGTTATAGTAAATCCGATAACCCAGTATTAAGAGCGTGGGATTCAAAAGGAGCGTCTCATACAGGTTATAAAGGAAAACAACCGTTACCAGGATGGAGATTATTTAGAGTCGATAAGATATTATCTTTTAGACCATCTGGCGAAAAATTTAACGATGTTAAACCCGGTTACAATTTGGCCGGAGATAAAGGAATGGTTAATGTTATAATAAACGCAAAATTTGATGATAACGAAGAAGAATATTTAGCATGAAAACAGAAAATGATTTAATAGCAAAATTAATGATATCCAAACAAATAATGGGTAAACATAAACAAATGCCGAGAGCTGGCGCGGACTCAATGCCAATGAATGGTAATGTACCTGAAGTACAAGAATTTTCAACACCAATGGCAAAATATTCTTTACCTCAAGAATATCTACAAGAAGCATCGATACCTCAACAAAGACCTCCACAAGAAATGACAAAAGATAGAGTGCTATCTTCAAAATTACCGGACGAGATTAAAAGATTAATGATTGAACATCCAATATCTCAACCAAATTCTATGTCAGGTCCTACAATATCAACTGATATAGTCGAAAAGGCCGCTAGATTAATGAATACAGACGCTTCAGGGAAACAAATTGGTCAATCACAACCAAAACCTCAAGTACAACAACAGTCTGTCGGATTAGATGTTAGTACCATTAAATTAATTGTTAGAGAAACTATTGAAGAGGTATTATCTGAAAACGGTTTATTGGTGGAGTCGACTTCCAAATCAAATGAAGTTTTTACATTTAGAGTTGGCAAACATATTTTTGAAGGTAAGTTAACTAAGATTAAAAAAGTTCAATAAAAAGATTAATTAATCTATCTTAATCCTCACATAAAAAGGTGGGGATTTTTTATTTATTTTTTTCATTAAAAAATTAAATTTTACATTATGGATAATTATAAAACTTTACCTGAAGACTTTGATTGGAAATTATATTTGAAATATAATCCTGATTTAAAAAAAGCGGGGATAATAACAAAAGAAAGAGTTACTCACCATTATCTTAATTATGGACGTAAAGAAAATAGATTGTATAAAAAAAATGAAAAATGGTTATCTTTAAAAAATAAAGAGAATAAAATTAAAATATTTAATAATTTATGTGAAAAATTATTAGGTTATTTAGAACCTAATTTCCCTAAAATATCTGAAAATTCTAAAAATAAATCTGTAATAGTTGAAACTAGATGGAACAAACAGATTGAATTCACAATAAAAAATACTATACAAAAGTTGGGTGACGGGTGGGGTCATATTATTTTTTGCGGAAACAATAATTTTAATGAAATTAAAAATTTAAAAAAAGAAATATCACCTAATATTGAAATCATTAATTTAGAAAACAAAAAAATAGATAGAAATTCATATAATAATCTTCTATTAAGTTTGGAATTTTGGGAAAAAATTTCTTGTGAGAAAGTATTAATTTATCAATCAGACACTTTTATTTTTAAAGAATTTGACAACTCTTTTTTAGAATGGGATTATATTGGTGCTCCTTGGGGACCATCTGCACATTCCGACTCAATAAAAAAAGACTATAATTTAGATTTTGATGTTTATTTTGGTAATGGAGGATTAAGTTTAAGGTCGGTAAACGCTATGATTGAAATTATAAAAAATTATAATTCATTTAGTGTTAAACCATCGGACATCGACCAAAACTACGAAGATTTGTTTTTTTCATATTTTATTAGAAAAATAAATAAATATAATATACCTAATGTTGAAATTTGTAAAAAATTTTCTTTTGAACACGAATTTTATGATGATACTTTTGGGTGTCATCAACCATTTGTCGATAGTTTTTTTGATGATAATCTTTTTGAAAGATTTTTAAAAAAGTTTAAAGGTGTTAATCTATATGGATATGGAAATACTGATAGCGGATTAGGTCAAATCATGAGAAGTGTGATAAAATCACTTAAAAAATCTAAAATACCTTTTAATATAAATCTCCCAAATTCATTTAACGATAAAAATTATATGTTAAATGAAGAATTTAATTATTTCAATAGTAATTTAATAATATGTAATCCTGAGACAAAGTTTTTAAACCTTGTTGGTGAAAATTATATTAAAGATAAATATAATATTGTATTATGGGCATGGGAACTACCCGATGTTCCGGATACTTGGATTAAAGAATCTAAAATATTTGATGAAATTTGGACAATCTCCAAATTTTGTGAAGATTCTTTTAAAAGAAATATTTTAAACAAAAACATAAAAACTTTAAATATACCTACAGATTTTTTTGATAAAAAAAATAAAGATAATATTAAAAAAAAATTAGGGTTTGATGGTAAATTTGTTTGTCTATTTTCATTTGATTACGGTAGTGATGTTAGTAGAAAAAATCCTTTTGCGACAATTAAGTCATTTAAAAAAACGTTTCATAATGATGAAAACGTTGTTTTAATTATTAAAACTCATAATTGTAATGACAATGATTTTATTAATCATAACGAGTTTAAAGATGATAGAATTATCTTAATTAATAAAACATTAGATAGAGAATCAATTTCAGATTTATTTAACAGTGCTGATTTATATATTTCTTTACATCGTTCAGAAGGTTTAGGGTTAACAATGATGGAGGCAATAAATTTAGAAATTCCTGTTGTTTGCACAAATTTTTCAGGTAATTTAGACTTTTGTGACGAAAATTGTCAATTAGTTAATTATAATCTTACAAAGATTGATGCAAGTCATAACGCATATCTTGAACTAAACAATAAATCTAATTGGGCCGAGCCAGATATTGATGACGCTTCAAAAAAAATATTGGAAGTTTACAACAATTATAATTTTTTTGAAGAAAAAATAAAAATAACGAAACAAAAAATGTTAGATAAATTTAATTTAGACAAATTGTCCGAGTTTTTAGAAAAAAATCTTATAACATAAAATAATTATAAATCTATAATAATAACATTGATTTAAACAACTTAATATATTATATTTTCTCTTATAAAAGAAAATAAAATTATGTCAAAAATTAATGTTTTAGTTATCCCTTCAGACAAAACAGGAGTTGGGAAGTTCCGTTCAGTAGACCCTCATGTAATGTTACAAAATATGTATCCCGATGATTTTCATGTGGATATTGATTATGAACCAAAAGCGAATGATATAAATTTTTGGAAAAAATATCAGATAGTCCATATTCACAGAAGTGTTGGTCAAGATTATGACCAAGTACCTAATTTAATCAATCATTTAAAATCTATGGGAATTGTCGTTATTGTAGACTTGGACGACTATTGGTTACCAACAAAAGAACATCCGATACATAGCATAATTGTTCAAAACAAGATTGACCAAAAAATTATGGCCAATCTTAGAGCCGCTAGTTATGTTACAACAACTACAAGGGTATTTGCGGATGAAATTAGAAAATTAAATAAAAACGTTGAGGTTTTTCCAAATGCAATAAATCCTGATGAACCTCAATTTAAAGAGCCAACACTACCTTCAGATAAGATTAGAATTGGTTGGTTAGGAGGTTCTTCTCACTTACACGATTTAATGTTATTAGATGGTATGGTTTCTAAAAACTCAGAGTTTAATGATAAAGTTCAATACGTTGTATGTGGATTTGACCTTAGAGGAACTGTAACGGAAATTAATAAAGAAACGGGGGAACAAAAGAAAAGAGATATTAAACCACATGAAACTGTTTGGGCAAGATATGAAGAAATATTTACAAACAATTATAAAATTGTTGATGAAAACTATAAAAATTTCTTATTAGAATTTAAACAAGAAGAGTATACTTCTGATACAACAATACCTTATAGAAGAGTTTGGACTTTACCTGTAACATCTTACGCTAAAAACTATTCAAAGTTTGACATATCTTTAGCCCCAATTAAAAATCATATTTTCAACCGAGTTAAATCTCAATTAAAAGTTATTGAAGCAGGTTTCTATAAAAAAGCATTAATAGCTTCAAAAGTGGGTCCTTATACAATTGACTTGACACATTCATTAAAAGATGGTAACTTTGTTAATGGTAACGCTTTATTAGTTGAAGAATCAAGAAATCATAGTGATTGGAACAAATACATTAAGAAATTAATTCAAAATCCAAATATGATTGAAGACATGGGTAATAGATTATATGAAACAGTTAAAGATACATATCATCTTAAAAATGTTACAAAGAATAGAGCAGATTGGTATAAAACTTTAGTAAAATGATAAAAATTCCAATAACAAAAATTTTATTTATCGATATTGAAACTGTCGGAGGATGTAAAGATTTTAATTCTTGTGGTGAATCAAAACCTGAATTAGCCAACAGATTTGAAAAATACTTCGATTGGTTTCAAAAAAGATTTCCTGAAGATTCCTCATTAAACATTAATGATATGTTTTCTAAACGTTCAGGTCTTGTACCTGAATTTTCAAAAATTATTTGTGTTAGTGTTGCGTTTGTAATGGATAATGGTGATGTTAAAAAACAAACATTTTCAGGTCATGACGAAAAAGAAATCTTAATCGGTGTTCAAAAATTACTTGATAGATGTGGTAAATTAGATTTCTTTCTTTGTGGGCATAATTTAAAAAACTTTGATATTCCTGTCCTTGCAAAAAGAATGATTATTAATGGTATTTTACCACCATCAATATTACCTTCATACGACACAAAACCTTGGGAGGTTAAGGCGATTGACACCAAAGAGATATGGCAATACGGGTCATATAGTTCTATAGGTTCATTGGATTTATTATGCTCTTGTCTTGGAATTGAGACGCCAAAAAATGGGGAGGTTACGGGAGAAAATATTCATGAATATTATTGGCGTGAAAAAAGTTTGGAAAAAATTTCAGAGTATTGCGAAAAAGATGTTAATGTATTAATAGAAATAATTAAAAAATTAAAAGATTTAAAATGATTAAAGAACCTGATTTTAACAAATTAAAAGAAGACTTGGATAAACTTAATAGTTATTTATCCGACAATAAAGAAGATATTGATTTTGATATTATCTATGATGAATACGGTGTCGATATCAAAGCTCTTGAGTCTGACATGATTAACCATACTGGAAAATTAGAATTGGGATATTATAGAGTTAATGACGATTCAACATCACCATACTATAATTATGAATCGGATTCAGGGTTTGATTTATACTCTACAGAAGAAATTACTATTGTAGGTTTAGGAAGAGCGTTAATTCCAACAGGATTATCTTTTGACATCAAAGACGGATATGAAATTCAAGTTAGAAGTAAAAGTGGGTTAGCGATTAATCAAGGGTTAATGTGTCTTAATTCACCTGGCACAGTTGATAGCGGGTATTTGGGTGAGGTTAAAGTTATACTTTTTAACACAAATAAAGAACCATTTACAATTAAAAAGGGGATGAAAATTGCGCAAGCGGTTTTATGTCCTGTGGTTAATGGTAAGTGGGTTGACTTGGTTGAAAGGAATGTTCTTCCTGAAAAAGATAGAGGTAATAACGGATTTGGAAGTACTGGTATATGATAACAATAATTTATTCCACTCATAAAGATTTAGATTATAATCTTAAATTTAAAGAACATTTAGTTAAAAGTGTTGGTATTAAAGACGTTCAAATCTTAGAATATTTAAATCATAACCAATATTCTTTAGCTGAAATTTACAACAAAGGAATTAATGAATCGATATATGATATTGTTGTATGTTGTCATAATGATATAAAATTAGAAAAAAATTGGGGTAAAAAATTATTAGAAGATTATTCTAATAATTCAGACTTCGGCATAATCGGAAAGGCAGGTAGTTGTTATTTTCCTGAATCAGGAATTTACTGGGAGAAAATGAAAGAGACTATGGTTGGGCAAGTTTATCATCAACCTCAAGGACAAAAGAAATGGTTAAGTAGGTATTCTCCGAAATTACCTTTTTTAGTTTCCGTTGTAACAATTGATGGTCTTTTTATTTCTTTTGATAAAAGAAAAATTAAACATAATTTTGATGAGACTATAGGTAGATTTCATTTTTATGACCATTCTTTTTGTATTCCTAATTATTTGGATGGTATTAAAATAGGTGTTACATCTTCTTTTGAAATTACTCACGAATCTGTGGGTCAACCCAATCATGAGTTTTTTACATCAAAATCAAAATTTTTGGAAAAATGGGGAAGTAAACTACCGTTAGATTTAAAACCTGAAAAAATTTATATACCTCAAATTAAAGAACGACCAATAAAAAATATTGGTAAAGTAGCGGTAATAATCCCAACCAAAGGAAAAGTTGAGATGTTGGAGAATTGTATTAAATCTTTCTACCAAAATTGTAACTCTAATCTATTTGACATTTTTATTGCCGATACGGGTTCTGAACCTGATGAAAAAGAATATATTAAAACTAATATATTAAAGTTGGGTAATATAAAATTAATAGAATACGATTATTATAATTTTGCAAAAATAAATAATGACGTGGTTAAAAACCATGTTAACAGTGAATACGAGTTTTTACTATTTTGTAATAATGATATTGTTGTGTTAAATAACGTTATATATGGAATGTTAAATACATTTAAAAATAATAAAAATACCGGAACTGTTGGCGCAAGACTTCATTATGAAGATAATACAGTGCAACATGATGGTATTACGCCGTTTTTTGATAAGTTTAAAGTATTTGTTTTAAAACATTTTGGTGCTAAACATTATTACAATCATTCAGTTAATTTACACGATGTTCTTGGTTCTACCGCAGCATTGTTAATGATTAGAAAAAAAGTTTTTGAAATTTGTGGATATTTTAATGAAAAATATGATATACATTTAGAAGATTTTGAACTAAATTGTAAATGTCTAACTTTAGGTTATGTTAATTATTGTGATAGTAATTTAGTAGCATATCATTTAGAAAGTCAAACAAGAAAAAATGAGCCTGAAAGAAAAGAAAGAGAAGAGAAGGATTATTTAGAAAACCTAACTCCATTTGTAATTGATAATTTAAAATATTTAAAAAAATTTATTAAACAATGACACATAAAACATTTATATTTATTCACGACCAAGAACTTCTTTTACAATTTGAACAAAATAATAAATTTAAAAATTTAAAAGATTATTGTTATGTTTTTGTTGGTAAAAAAGACGTTTCCAAAATTAGTAATTTAAAAAATGTATTAATCGCAAGAAATTTTAAAGAAAATTTAGAAGACTATCCTCTTTTTACCGCATTTACAGGATGGTATATGATTTGGAAAAATAATTTGGTGACTACAGATTATGTTTCGTTAATTGAATACGATGTAGTATTATCAGAACAGTTTGAAACAATAATAGATAACTTCTTCAATGAAGATTGTGACTTGGTTGGGTATGTTCCAATTAGATTAGATAATTACCATTTTATTAAAAACAATAATTGGGTTAGAAGTGTATTACCGGCAATTAAAAAAATACATAACTTAGATGTAAAAAATATTATTGATTCTATCGTTAAAACATATCCGGATTCATTTTGGTCATCAACTAATAACATAACATTTAAAAAAGAAATTTTTAACGAATATATGAATTGGTTTGAACCATTAATAGACGAAATAAAAGAGGATGAATATTGTGGTCACGCTCAAGAAAGAGCAATTTCATTTTTCTATTTAATAAAAAATAAAAAAATGAAATTAACCAGTGGATTAATAAAACACTTCCAATTAAATTCGCACGGAACTCAAACCCACCATGTTGATTATGATGAAAGTCATAAAAAATTAATTAATAATAAAATTTAAATATTATGTATGATAATAAAATTGTCTTAACTTTTGCGAAAGGAAATTTTATTGATTCGCAAAATAAATTAAAAAATCATTTAGATAGAATTGGTATTAATAAACAAATTAATTTAACCCAAGATGATTTACCAAAATCATTTTTAGAAGAACATAAAGAAATTCTATTGTATAAAAGGGGATATGGGTATTGCATTTGGAAACCTTTTATAATATTAAATGAGTTAAATAAAATTGGTAAAGAAGATATACTACTTTATGTTGATTCAACTGATTTACCATTAAAACCTTTTTTTGATTCTATAGTTGAACATTTTAAAAATAACGATTATTTTTTCGTTAATAGAGGTTATAATCATGGACAGTGGACAAAAAGAGATACTTTTGTATTAATGGAATGTGATAGTCCCGAATATCATAATTCGGTGCAATTAGAGGCCGGAGTTGTTGGATTAAAAAATAACGATTTTAACGTAAAATTTGTCGAAGAATGGTACGAATTTACCAAAAATAAAAATATTTTAACTGAAATACAAAACGTGAGTGGACTACCAAATATAAATAATTTCAAAGAACACAGATATGACCAAAGTATTTTGACAAACTTATTTATCAAAAATAAGTTAAAAAGTATAAATTTTGGAACTGATAAAATAAAATATAATTATTTCCAACCATCAATTTATTAAAAAATGAATTTAATTTTAGAAAATCAAAAAGAATCTAATTTGGACAAAATATATCAAACATTTATGTCCGAATTTTTAAAAGATGAATTATTGTTAAAACACAGAATCCACATAGAAAAAAATAATTTAGGATATGGTGAAAGACCGTTTCATACTATGTGGAGGGAACTAATAAAATTACAACCAAAAGAATTCAAATTTTTAGAAATTGGGGTTTACAAAGGTCAAGTTCTTAGTCTGATAAAATTGTTATCAGACAATTATGATAAAAAAGTAGAATTTTATGGTGCGTCGCCTTTTGATAGTTCGGGAGATAAATTTTCTATTTATGAAAAGACTAATTACGAACAGACAATTAAAGATTTATTTAAATATTTTAATTTGAATTTTGATTCAAATATTAATTTAATTAAAGGGGACTCGACTAACACCGAAATTAAAACCAAGTTAATTAACATGAAATCTTTTGATATTGTTTATATTGACGGATGTCACGATTACAATTGTGTTATTTCAGATATAGAACTCACAAAACAAATTGTAAAAGTTGACGGATTTGTTGTTTTAGACGATTCTTCTTGTTTTAAATCGTTATCTAACGAACCGGGAAGATTTAAAGGTCATATAGACGTTTGTAATGCGGTTAAAGAAAAATTAGAATCAGATACTGATTTTGTTGAATTAATTTGTGTTGGTCATAATAGAGTTTTTAAAAAAATAAAATAACGTGAAATATATATATCCTCATTTAGGTCTTGGAGATTTTTTTATTTGTAACGGTATGCTCCGTAAAATTATTAGAGATGATGAAGAATATCTAATTTTTTCCCATAAACAAAACTTAGAAAGTTTAAAATTTATGTTTAGAGATTTAAAAAACATAAATTTTATTTCAGGTTACCAAGACTATGCGACTAATGACAATTTTGTGTATGAATACATTTTAAAAAATAAAATACAAAAAGAAGACATTATAAGAATAACTTTAACTAATAAATTTATGTCACATAGCTTCGATGAAAATTTTTATTTAAGTAATTCTATTGATTTCAATGAAAGATGGAATAACTTTAAATGTGAAAGAGATTTCAAAAGAGAATTAATTTTTTTTGAAAAATTTAATCTTATTAAAAAAGAATATATTTTTGTACATGATGACAATTTTAGGAATTTTAATATTAGAAATGAATTTTTAAAAAATAAAAAAGTTATTAGACCTATACCAGAACTTACGAAAAATGTTTTTGACTACTTAACTCTTATTGAGAACGCTAAAGAAATTCATTGTATGGATTCATCATTTAGAATGATGATTGACTCTTTCAATTTTGAAAATGAACTATTTTTTCACACATATTGTAGACCTAGTAAAGATTTTGCCAAATCTAAACTTAATTGGAAATTAATAAATTAAAAAAATGTTAGAAAATTATAAAGAATTACCCAACGGTGTTATTAAACAATCGGTAATAAACAAAAGAAAATACGACACGGAATATATTGAGAGGAGTTATAATACATATGGTGAATTGGGTGTTAGAATGTCCTATTTAAGATATGGTTTTATTATAGGGAGTATTGGACATATTCCAAATTCAATACTTGATGTCGGTTATGGAAATGGTGATTTTTTATCTGTTTGTAAAAACACGATAAACAAATGTTACGGTTATGATATATCAGGATATAAATTACCTGAAGGATGTTTACTATCTGAATCTATAGAAATTGAGGTAGATGTTGTAACTTTTTTTGACTCTTTAGAACATTTTGAAGATATATCATTTGTAAAAAAATTAAAAACTAAGTATGTTGTTATTTCGGTTCCTTGGTGTCATAATTTTTCAGATGAATGGTTTTCTAAATGGAGACACCTTAGGCCGAATGAACATTTATTTCATTTTTCTGAAAAATCATTAATAAATTTTATGAATGAAAATGAATATGAACTTATTAATTATAATAATATTGAAGACATTATAAGAAAAAATACTAACAATGATAAAAACATATTAACCGCGGTTTTTAAAAAAAAATAAAATGGGCACACTTAAAATATTTGATTTGAATCAATACAAAATTAAAAACAATCTATCTGTCTTTGTAGAAACGGGTACTTATATGGGAGACAGTTTAGATTACGCATCATCATTTGGGTTTGAGGATATGTATAGTATCGAATTATTGGATAAATTTTACAATCTTTGCACCCAAAGGTTTAGTAAGAATCGCCAAATAAAATTAATAAAAAATAACTCCATTGATGGATTAATAGAATTATTACCTCAACTAACAAAAAAAAATTGTTTGTTTTGGTTAGATGCTCATTTACCTGATTTTTATGACAATAGTTTTGGTAATGATTATTTAAATAATAAAGAAATTTTTATACCTTTAGAGAAAGAATTAAGAATTATAAAAGAAAGTAAAAATATTGAGAATGATGTTTTCATTATTGATGATTTAAGGATTTATGAGAAAGGAAATTACCAATCTGGAAATTGGGATGGGGTTTTAAAAAACGAGAAGACTTCTTCAGGTGTTAATTTTATTTACGATATATTATCAGATACACACACTATAGTTAAAGACTATAGGCATGAAGGATATATAATTTGCCAACCAAAAAAAAATTTATGATAAAAACTATAGAATATAAGGGGAATATATACCCCATTTTTCAATCTCAAGGAAACGCATCGCAATATGCAATACCATTTGCAAAACAAGTTTGTTATGGTGAAGGATATGATATTGGTTGTATGAAAAAAGAATGGTCGTTTCCAAACTCAATACCAATAGATTTGAGTTTTAATGACGGATTTCACGCTTTGAACTTACCTAAAAAGAATGTTGACTATATATTTTCAAGTCATTGTTTAGAACATATTAACGATTGGGTTAGTGTTATGAATTATTGGTATGATAATTTAAAAGAAGGTGGAGTTCTTTTTTTGTATCTACCTGATTACTCTCAAGTATATTGGAGACCTTGGAATAACTTGAAACATAAAAATGTATTCACTCCCCAAATTATTTATGATTATATGTTAGATAGAGGTTATAAAAACATATTTAAATCAGGGATTGATTTAAATAATTCTTTCATGATTTTTGGAGAAAAAATATAAAATAAATGCCAATTTTTAATAACGAAATAACATTTAATTTAAGGTTATAAAACATGAATAACTTAGTTATAGGAAACACATCTCAACTATCTTATTATTTCGCTGATAACTATAGAAAAGTTTCCGGTAGAAACTTTAATTTTCAAGAATATGAAAATTCAAAATGGGATAGGGTTTTTATTTGTATTGGCGAATCTAAAAAATTCATAGAAAATATAAATGAATATTATGAAGTTAATTTTACAATTACGTTAGAATTTATTGAATTCTTCATAATAAGAGCAAATAAAGTAATTATTTATTCTACATGCGAACTTTGGAATAAAAATTCAGGTCAAATAAATTTGTCAACCCCTTTTAATTTTTACAATACCCCTTATATAGAATCCAAATATAAAATTACTAAACATATCATTGATAATGGTAGTAGATACTCAAACGTAATAATATTATTTCCATTCAATTTCAATTCTATATATAGAGATAAGAATTTTTTATTTGGTAAAATATTCAATTCAATTATAAATAAAGAAACTATTGAAATTGGAGATACTTATTTTTATAGAGATATTATTCATCCTAAATTTGTTGTTAAAGAATCAATTAATTGCGAATCTCACAAAATTATTGGGTCAGGAAGATTAACGTTTGTAAATGATTTTATAAGAAATTTATACTCTAATTATAATATGAATTATAAGGAATTTGTAAAAGAAGATAAAAAATTATTTAAAGAATACGAAAGGTTTGAAGAGTATTATCTTAAAAGTGAATTTTGTTTATATTATTATAACGATTTATTAAATGACACTATAAATGATATTAATTTAAAATTAATTGATGATTAATAAGAATTCCCAAAATCACATCTCTAATTTAGAGGATATACATATCATATATGGTTATAAAGATACCACAATAAATTTATAATTTTTTTTTGACTGATGCCGATTTTTAATGACGAAATAACATTTATCCATATTCCAAAAACAGGTGGAGATTCTATTGAGAAATTTGTTAAGGATAACGGATATGATGTGAAATTTCGTTCTGTTAGAAAACAAGGTTATATAAATGGTCATAGTCCTCAACACTGTACCTATAGAGAACTTAAAGAGATGGGATTATTAACTAATAAAATTTTTACTGTAATTAGACCAAATATTGATAGAGTTATTTCAGAATATTTTTATTTAAGAAAATATTCTAATGGTTTAGAACAATACGTTGAAAATTTTGACATTTTTTTAAATTATTTTTTAGATAAAAAAAATTCATTGATTTTCGATAATCACAATTTACACTATAAAGAATTTATTATTGGTGAAAACGGTGAAATTAGTAAAGATATTAAGATATTTAATTTCTTTGACGTTAAATCGATTGAGGAATATCTTGGTATGACTGGACTTTCAAATTTTCATTCTCTTAAACCTGATAATGAAAGGTATGAATTTAAATTAACTGAAGAACAAAAAAATAAAATAAATAGATTTTATGATGAAAATAGTTAATATACATATACCAAAAACAACGGGAGTATCTTTTTCCCACTCGTTAAAAGTTTTAAATTTAAATGTTAATAACAAAAACAAATTTTATAGCGTGGATGATGTTTTATTAAAAAAAATAATTGATTTTCACGATGAAGATTATTCATTATATAATGAAATATTAAAAATATCAAATAATAGAAAAAATGATTATTAATCATAATAAAAAATATGTGTTTGTTCATATACATAAAACAGCCGGAACATCTATAAGTATAAATATGTTAAAGTCAGGGGGGATAAAATATAAAAACAAACATTCATTTATAACTGAATTAGAAAATGAATATAAAAATTATTTTAAATTTTCTTTTGTTAGGAATCCTTGGGATAGATTAGTTTCTTGGTATAACATGTTTTTGAATTTAAAGGTTTCCAACGACTTTTCAAAATATGTTTTAAACAATTCAAAAAATTTTAGTGAATTTTTAAATCTTACAGAAATTATTGTAGAAAAAATCGGACATGACAATCCAAATGGAGAGTATTACCCAAAATCAATATCATTTAATCAACTTGATTATCTCACAAACAAAGAAGGAAATATAAATGTTGACTTCATTGGTAGGTACGAAAATATTAATGATGATTATAGAAACATTTCAACCAAACTAAATATTAGTTTAGACTTAGAGTGTAGGAATAAATTTAACCACGACCATTATAGAACTTACTATAGCGACTCAGATGCCGAAAAAGTTTATCATATGTATAAAAGAGATATTGATTATTTTGGATATGAGTTCTAATATTATTTAATGGAAAATATATTTAAACAAACGTTATTAATTTCTAAATCGGATAGAGAAAAATTATTAAATCAAAAATCATTTGTTGTTTGGTTGACTGGTTTATCTGGCAGTGGTAAATCAACCATTGCAAATCAATTATCAATTTTATTACATGAAAAAGGAAAACTATCTTATATTTTAGATGGTGATAATATTAGGTTAGGGATAAATAAAGATTTGGGGTTTTCAGATTCTGATAGAAAAGAAAACATTAGAAGAATTGCCGAAATTTCTAAATTAATGAACGATGCCGGACTTATAGTTATAACCGCATTTATATCTCCATTTATTAATGAAAGAGAAGAATCCAAAAAAATAATTGGTGAAGAAAATTTTATAGAAGTTTTTGTAGATACTCCTTTAGATGTTTGTGAAAATAGAGACCCTAAAGGTCTTTATAAAAAGGCAAGGGCGGGTCAAATTAAAATGTTTACTGGTATTGATTCTCCTTATGAAGAACCAATAAATCCAAGAATAAGAGTTAAAACTAAATCACACTCAATTGACGATTGCACACATTTTATTTATGATAAATTAAACTTGAAATAATAAATGGAAAATAAAATATATCAAATTAGATACAATACTAATTCAACTAAAGATAATGAAAGATGGAGATTACTTGAAAATGGTAACGAAATTTTAGTTTCTGACGTTATTATTGATGGAAATACGTACACTACAAAAGATTGGATTCTGGAAATAAATGATTATAAATGGCATATCAGTTGTAAAGGTGTTCTAAAATTAGAAAATAATGTTGCACATATTAAGACTGAAAAAAAAGAAAATACTATAGCAAGACATTTAGCAAAAACAATAACTTGGAGAATTGTTGGTACTATTGATACGACATTAATAAGTTGGTTACTTACAGGTAATTTAAAAATAGGTTTAGCAATAGGAGGAACTGAGGTCATAACTAAAATGATTTTGTATTTTATACACGAAAGAGTTTGGTATAAATTTGTTAAAACTAAATAATGTTAAATATTGTAACTGCACTATATAGATTTGAAAATTTAGAAACAATTTATAATTCTATTTTAATTAATGAAGACATCACTTGGCATATTTCTAAGTCAAATAAGAGAGAAGATATTGATTTAGAATTTATTAAAAATGACAAAAGAGTTAGATTATACAATGTTGATTGTGAAGATACTGATGAAGTATCAAAAATAAATTACGCTCTATCAAAAATAAATAATGGTTATTTTTGTATATTAGATGACGATACTTTATTACATGAAAACATGTATATAAAGTATAAAGAATGTGAAGAAAATAATTTTAAAGGTATGTTAATTGGGGAGCAAATTAATCCTGACGGAAGATTAAGATTAATTGCAAGTCCCCCAAAATTTAATTTTATTGATACCGGAAATGTGTTATCTCATTATGAATGTTTAAAAGAATGTAAAAAGCCAAATTTCTACCTTGAAGGGGTGAATAGAGAAGATTTTCTTTTTTGGAATTCAGTATATGAATTCTATGATAAAAAATGTGCAATATGGAATAACACTATTTCATATTATAATAAAATTTCTAAAGACGATAGATGGAAAAAAGAAATAAATAATAAAGAAGTTTTTAAAAAAATAAATAATTTAAAAAATAAACAAAAACTATAAATGGAAAAAAGAAAAAAATCAACACAAAATACAGAACCACAAATTAAGTATAAAACAAAAAAAGAATTTATACTTGAGGTAATAAAGAAAAAATCAAAAGAAAAATTCTTATCCGAAAATCAAAAAAAATATTATAATCTTCTAACAAACAATCAAATAACAATTTGTTCAGGACCTGCGGGTGTTGGTAAAAGTTATATTGCGATGAAGGCGGCTTTAGATTTACTTGCCGACCCTAATAACAATTATGAAAAAATTATTATTGTTAGACCCGCAGTTGAGGCCGAAGAAAAACTTGGCTCGTTACCGGGAAATATGGAAGAAAAATTAGACCCATATATTTTCCCTTCTTATTACCTAATAAATAAAATTATCGGTAAAGAGGCTAGAGAAAAATTAAAAGAAAATGACATTATTGAAGTATTTGCATTGGCATATATGAGAGGTATGAATATAGACAACTCAATTTTAATATTTGAAGAAGCTCAAAATTCTACCCCAAATCAAATGAAACTTCTATTGACAAGAATTGGTTTTAATAGTAAATTTTTTATATCTGGAGATTTAGAACAAACCGACAGATATAAAGACAAAAAGCAAAGTGGATTATGGGATGCTTTACAGAAATTTAAAAACATTGATGACGTTGGTGTTTTTGAGTTTGAAGATAAAGATATTGTTAGAAATCCACTTATTAGCAAAATATTAAAACAATACGAAGAATGAGAATAGGTATTGAAGTTAATGGGGTTTTACGAAATACCATTGATAAAATTACTCAAACTTATCAAAAATTTTTAATTGATAAAACTGAAGGTATTGAAGACAACGGTGAATTTAAATATGAAATGATTTTACCTGTAGAGTCCTTAAATTTATCCGACCACTTAAAATTTCAAAATGAAGAAGAATTATACTCATTTCTTTATGAAGAATTTCCAATGGAAATATTTGGTCACGCACAATCAACAGAATATAACACATTTAATGATTTAAATGAAGTTTATTTAAAATTAAGGGAAGACCACGAATTAATTATTGTGTCAGATGAGATTGGTAAATCAAAACCATCAACTCTTTTTTTCTTATCTAAGTTTGGTTGTCAATTTGAAAAAGTAAAATTTTATAGTAATTATACAATTAATTCAATGTGGGATGAAATTGACGTTTTACTTACCGCAAATCCCGCCTTATTATTAGAATATCCGTCAGATAAAATTGTGATAAAATTTGATACGGTTTATAATAAACATTCTGAAAGTGATTTATCAATTAGTACGATAAAAGAGCTTGAGGAAAAATTAAAACAAATAATATAATGTTAAAAATTTTAGGAGAACACTATTACTTTGATTTAGATAAGATTGAAGAATATATAAATGTTGACACACCATTGGATGAATTTTCGGGAGAAACTGCACCTCAAAACACAATCAGTGTTGTAAGATATGATATGGTTAAATTATTAACTGAAACAATTTTAACTGAAGACGCTGAGACTGACGAAACTCTCGGTTTAAAATCAAGTAATGGATTATCAATGCCATTTAAATTAGCATTTAACAGTCTTTTAAATAAAAAATTAATAAACAAATACTAATATGACACAAGAGCAAATTAAAAAGTTAGAGGGTTCAATTGATAACCTAAAACAAAAAAAATCAAGAATTTATCTTTTAGTTCAAGATACTAAAGGTAATGCTAAAGCGTCTATTTCTTACATTTACAATTTAGGAATGGCGTTACTGAGTGGAGGATTTAATCCGATTATGTTACATGAAAAACCAGACTACGTTGGGGTTGCTGGATGGTTAGGTAAAGAATATATGGAAAAACTACCCCACAGAGCAATAGAGGGTCAAAATTTAGAAGTATCACCCGAAGATTTTATTATAATTCCTGAATTATTTGGATTTGTAATGCCCCAAATTACAAAACTTCCTTGTGGGAAAGTGGTTTTATCTCAAGCGTATGACCATATTTTTGAAACATTACAGCCAGGACAAACTTGGACTCAATTGGGTTTTTATAAATGTATTACCACATCTGAAAAACAAAAAGAATATATTGAGACAATTATGAGAGGTGTTTCTTTTGATATTTTACCTCCTTTTATTTCTGAAAATTTTGAAACTACAAAATATCCCGCAAAACCTGTAATCGCAATTCATTCAAGAGAACAAAGAGATACTGCAAATTTTATTAAATCATTTTACGTTAAATACCCTCAGTATAGATGGATTACTTTTAGAGATATGAGAGGTTTAACAGAGAAAGAATTTGCAAACGCTTTTAAAGATTGTTTTTTATCAATATGGATTGATGAGACAAGTTCTTATGGAACATTCCCACTAGAATCTATGAAATCAGGAGTTCCTGTTTTAGGATTAGTACCTAGTATGGTGCCTCAATGGATGAATGAAGATAATGGTCTTTGGATAAATAACAAACTTCAATTAATTGATTTTACATCTCAATTTTTACAAAATTGGTTGGAGGATAATGTTAGTGAAACTCTTTATGAAGGTATGAAAAAAACAATTTCAGAATTACTAACTAAAGATGATTTTTATAAAAAAACCTTATCTATTTTTGAAGAATTTATTAATACAAGATTAGTATCTTTTGAAGAACAATTAAATAAACTAGAAACAATTGAATAACATGGAAAAATTTGACGTATCGGTAATATTACCTATTAAATCTATCGGAGCAAGAGGATTTGAAGAATATTTCACAAAATGTATCGAATCATTAAAGGTACAAAAAGTAAAAATAAATGAATTAATAATTGTTCATACAGACGAAACTTCTTTGGTTGAGTATCTAAATGGATTTGATTTTGGAGACCTTAATGTTGTAAAACATTCTTGGACTAAAGAACCTAATTTTTCAGAACAAATAAACTATGGAGTTAGAATTTCAAAATCTAAATGGATTTCTATTTTTGAATTTGACGATGAATACTCTAACATATGGTTTAAATCAGTTAAAAAATATGAAGAAGTTTATCCTGAAGTTGATGCCTTTCTACCAATAGTTGTTGATACTGACGAAAAAGGTAGTTTTGCGGGTTTTACAAATGAAGCAACATTCGCTCTTAATATTTCTTCTGAAATGGGAATTTTAAGTAATGATACTTTACAAACATATCAAAATTTTCAACCATCAGGTATGGTGATTAAAAAATCATCTTTCACTGATTTTGGAGGATTGAAAGGTTCGTTTAAATTAACTTTTGGTTATGAAATGTTTTTAAGATTAACTCACAATTCGTTAAAAATTATGACAATACCTAAGATTGGTTATAAACATACTAACCTTAGAGAAGGGTCTATATTTTGGAATTACAAAAATGGAGATTCTATTTTGTCTGACGATGAGGTACGTTTTTGGATTGAATCGGCTAAAAAAGAATATTTCTTTATTAATGATAGAGCCATAAAATATGAATCCGAAGTTAATTAATGACCGAATCTCCAAATTTAACTGGAAGTACGAATGCGGAAGTAAAGAAGAAAGGTAGAAAACCAACTCAAACAAATTATTTTGATGTTAAAGAAGAATTGGCCGTTCTAAAATTTTTAGAAGCCAATTCCTTCGAAGAAAAAAATAAGATTTATAATGAGTTTCTAAAAAAACCTTTAGACAAAATGATATCTTCAATTATTAGAAGATATAAATTATATAGAAAAGATATGGATTTTTACGAGATTCATATTGACACCCACTCGTTTTTGATGACCAAAATTGATAAATTTAAACCATCAAAAGAAAAAAAAGCATATTCTTATTTTGGAACTATATGTAAAAACTATCTAATGGGTCAAATTATTAAAGACCAAAAAGAGATAAATCGAAAAATATCATATGAAGATATCTCATCTGATTTGGAAAATAATCCTGAATTTTCATATAGAATAGATAAAGACAACTTAGAGTCTGAACAAATAATATTTAAATTTTTAAATGAATTAGATGAATTTGTTAAAAAACCTGAGCTCACCGAAAACGAAGTTAAATTAGGATACGCATTACACTCTATATTTGAGAACTACGACCAAATTTTTGTGGGTAGTGATAATAATAAATTTAATAAAAATATTATATTACTAACATTAAGAGATATGACAAATCTATCAACAAAAGAAATTAGAGGGTCTATGAAAAAATACAAAGTAATGTACGCAAAATTAATACAAGCAATGGTTAAATAAAACAATCGCTAAATATTTATAAATTATGGGAAGACCGGTAAAAAAAGAAATTAATTTAACGAAAGAATCAATTCTTTCTTTAATGCAAGAAATTTATAATGAGCTTGTAGAACAGAGAAGTACTGCCATTAGGATTCAAAATAAAATGTTAGCAATGATGAAAGAAACCGAAGACATGACAGTACTTGGTCCTATAATTAAAGAACAACAAAAAATAATTAACGATTGTGTTGAGAAAAAATTATCTTTATCAAAATTACAATCAAGTATTTGGGAAAAATCAAATTCAACTCAAGAAGCCTTTTCTTTGTCTGACTTAGATGTTGACGATACTATATTAACCAATTTAATTCAAAAAGATGTATCAAAAACTGATGAACCTTATAAAATGAAAAAATAATGGCATCTATTGATAATCAGTCAGACTATGTAAAAATTAAAGATAGAATTAAAAGTATCAAGACTTATAATGATTTAAAAACTCAATATAGTCAGGTTAAAAAAAAGGCGGGAGACTCTTTTGAAAAGTCTAATAGTAAAGTTAATAAGGGATTAGATGATTTTCAAAAAAACGGTAAAAAATACGCAAATAAAGAAGTAAAAAGTCAGTTTGAGCAACTTTTGGAAATGTTGCAAATTAGTTCTTCTGATTATAATGATAGAACTGAAAATCTAAAATCAAAAAAAGATAAATTAAATTCTAAAGTTAATAATTTAAAGGACACCAAAAATAGAATAAATAATCTTAATACTGTAAAATATGTTAAGAGTAAACTAACTTTAGCATTAAAAAACATAGAACCAAAAATATCTGAGATATTAAATAAAGAAATAATAAAAGTTATAGGTTGTGACCAACAACAAACTTATACCCAAGGACTATCAATTTATATAAAAGTAAAATCAATTGATTTAGCCAATTTATTAAAATTGGAACCCGAATCTGATGCGGGAAAATTATTATACGAAAAAAACCCAATTGTAATACAAGATTTTCCATTCTCAATGAATAGAGAACTATATCAAAGAATACAATCGCCATCAAATTCATATAATGGACAGTATGGTCAAAATTATAAAGGAGCGTCAGGTCAAGATTTATTTAACATACAATTTTTTGAAAATCATCCTGTTACAGGTGTTGGTGGGGGTTGGTATAAAGTTACCTTATCAAATAGAGCAAATGATTCGACTTCAGTTGTTGAATTTATTAATGATTACTATAAATCAATAAAATTATTTGATTTACATAACGTATTCGCCAATGTTATAAACGCGATGAGTGGGGCTATTTCTATGAATATTGATTATAGTGTTTCTTTTTTAAAAGATGCTGGTTTCTTTGAAAGAATCTTATTAAGAATACTGGGTTTATGTTTTGATAATAAAGAAGAGATTGACGTTAGTGGAATTTCTAAATTAGGTGAAACAGGAAATGTTGATGATACTTTTTTTGAGTTAGATAGTGTTGATTTACGAGAAATTGACCAAAAAGTAACCAATATTAAAAATGGAGTTATTGAATTTTTACAATGTGATAATGTTAAAATACCAATAAATCCTGACGCGGTTTTAAGCGCGTTAAACAATTTAACTTTGGTAGATAATAATGTTGCGATTAATAAACCTGAAGAAGTTACAAACGCTTTATTAGAGAATTCAAATATTGAAGGATTAGGTGTTGACGCTCAAATAAGTTTTGCCGTTGATTGGGATTTTATTAATTCTTTAGTAAAAGGATTAATTTTTTCATTATTAAGTCCAAAAGTATTATTACCAATATATACCATGTTTGAGGCATTAGGTAAAACAGGTCTAGATTTAATAAATAGTTATGAATTATTTGTTAAATTCTTTAAAAAATTTGTGATAAATTTAGTGTCCAAAGTTAACGCTTTATTAATTGAAGAGTTGTTTGAACTTCTAAAAAAAGATATAAAAAATCTTATTCAACAAGTAATTTTAGATGTGTCAAAAGAAAAGACAAATAAAAAATTAACAATGATTTTAAAATTAACCAATATTTTAATAGCTGCAGCTCAATTTATTGATGATTGGAGAAAATGTAAAAGTGTTATTAATGAGATTTTAAGATTACTTAGGGCAGCATCTACGTTCATAACTTCAAGTGGTGCTCAACAAAAATTACCTTTACCATTGTTATTCGCGTGTGAACTATTGGATGGGTTTTCAGAGTCAAGAGCGTTTTTAGGGGTTATAGAAGAATTACAAAGGATAGGAGTGCCTACAGGACCATTACCCGATGGAAGTCCTAATTTAGAAATGTTGTCAAGATTTGCACAAATAAAGGCAGTATCTGAGGAAGACGCGGAAAATAATAAAGTACAAATTGCGATAGGTTCATTAGCAATAACACCTGCGGGTGTAACTATACCAGCAAGTGCGTTCGGTAAAAAATTTTAATATGAATAAGAAAGAGACCGTAGAAAAAATTTTAAAAATTACAAGCGAATATAAATCACATTCAAATAAAGATTTAGTATTTGCAATGGATTTTATTAAAGAAGATTTTGAAAAAACTAAAGAAACTTTAATAAAATTAACACATCATTTAGATAACTTAGAAAACACTTATAATTTAATATTAAACGAATACGAAAATAGAAATAATAAAAAACAATTATGAGTTTTAAAGACGATTTTTTAAGGAACGCTGATGAAATACAATTAACCAAGATTATATTTCCTGGAAAAGTTTTTGACAATAACGACCCAAAAAATTTAGGTAGATTAAGAGTTTTACCAGACCAAGATGTTAGTTATAGTAAAATAACGGAGTCAATTCCAGGATGGAATGAAACCGTAGACGCTTGGACAAATAGAGACCCAATTTTATTTTTACCTTTATTACCATTCTATTTATATCAAACCCCTTTAGTTGGTGAGTATGTTCATATTTTATATTATGACAAAAATTATAAAGATGGAAATCGTTTTTATATTCAAGGACCATTTTCAGACCCAAGATATTTGGTAAAAGAAGATTTTAATTCCGCACAACAACAACTATCAACAGGTAATCAATATAAACAAACCGATAATATTACAAATTATACAGGTAGTGCAGGAATATTTCCAAAACCCGGTGATAATAGTTTTTTAGGTAGAGGTAGTACTGATATAGTATTAAAACCTGAAACAGTTTTAATTAGGGCGGGAAAAACAAATACTTCAAATTTAAAAATCGGTGTTGCACCAGAAAGAAATCAATTTAGGACGTTTATACAATTATCAAACTTTACAAAAACATTAACGGAAGATGAAATAGAGGTGATATCTAAATTTGATTACACTTTAATTGATTCTAAAAAAATATTAATATGGAATGTTGATAATTTAGAAAACAATAGTGACCAATTTAATGGTTCTATTGGAATTTATAACGTAATTCCAAATAGTTCTCCGTTAGTTAATACTCAAAATTTTAAATTAGGTACTATTAAAGAACTAACAATCGGTACAAATTATCAAGGACCGATTGAAGAGTTTGTATTTAAAAACAAGTCTATAAATGACATACAGAATTTAACTAATCAAATTATCCAATCATTATTTACGGGTAAAGTTGAGATACCCGGATATACCATTAACAGTTCTAAAAATTTTGAGTCTTCACAAGTATTTCCTTTTGTAGTAACTCCATCAAAAATTTCATATGAAAAAGGTGGGTCATTTACCGGTAATACTGAAAACCCTGTTAGTAGAAGTATTAGAAAAAATTACAAAACATTGTTTGACGGGATACAAGTAAATTATGATGAAAATGTTAAAGGTTTTTTTATAGTATCTTCAAACCAATCAGGACAAGCGGTTATTGGACCAACTTACGGTATAATTCAAGAAGAAAACGCATCATTACTTTATTCTCAGAATCCAACAACATATGGGGTCATGGGAGCTGATAAATTATATTTCTTAACTCATAAAACTACTGGAGCTCCAAAAGGAGAGGTTGAATTATTATCAGATACATTATATGGTCTTGAACCTGAAAATTTTATAGGTAAGGGTCGTATTGAGTCAAAAACATATTCAGTTGTTAGGGGTGATGAATTAATAGAGTTGTTACGAAAAATAGTATCTTATATAAAAGGTCACGTACATCCAATTTCAACACAAGCACCAGTTCCTGTCGCGTCAGGAAACGGACAAACAACTACTGAAATAGATGAGATATTGGCTAATGCGGAAATTACAATTTTAAATCAAAATATTAGAATTAATTGATATTTATAAAGTAAATAACTTTTGAATGTCAATTACTAATTCTTATTTCAGTAAAAACAATACAATAATTTCAAATAGTTTTACCAATACGGGAAGAAATCCTGTTACGGAATTATTCTTTGGTAATTTATTAACATCTCAATATCCTAGTGGGTATAGTAGATTCATTTTTGATTTAGATTTAACATTACTAAAACAAAAATATAATGATGGTACAATATCTCCTTGCGATGGAGGTATGAAACATATTTTAAGAATGACGAACACAACGTCATTTAATTTTGATTTTTTAAATACATCAACATCCCAAGGAAGACAAAGAGCAACATCATTTGATTTGGTTCTACTTAGAATTCCATATATTAATGACGACCCCGAAACACCTCAAATTTGGGATGAGGGAGTTGGTTATGATTTTGCCGACTTGCAATATAATGTAGAAATCGATAAAAATTTTTCAGATAGACCATCAAACTGGTTTCAAACAACTACATTAGGAGTTTGGACTGAGGATGGAATTTATAATAATAAAAATATCGGACCCGTACCATATTCTTCGTTAGTTGAGGTTGCAACTCAACATTTTGAATTTGGTAATGAAAATATCGAGTTTGATATGACAGATGAGATAAACGCAATATTAGATAATTCTTTATCAGGTATTACTGGATGGGTGGTAGCGTTTAAACCCCAATTAGAAAACTTAACAGGGTTAACAGATGTTTATGAAGTTCAATTTTTTACAAGACACACACAAACATTTTACGAACCATTTTTAGAATCGTCTTATAACGATTTAATTGATGATGATAGAAATTTATTTAGTTTAGGAAAAACAAATAAATTATATCTATATCTTTATGAAAACGGAAACCCAATTAATTTAGATAATAATCCTTTAGTCGATATATTAGATAATGCTGGTAATCCTATTGCCGGTCTTACAGGTCTTACAACTTGCCAAAGAACTAAAGGGGTGTACGAAGTTATTGTTCCTCCGTTATCGGGTTATAAAACACCTTGTACCTTTACAGATAAATGGTATGACCTAAGTGTTGACACATTTCCATTAAATCCATTACTAAATGAGTTTACATTACAACCATTTAAAAGTGTTTATCAAATTGGGACAACATCTCAAGACCCAAAGATATATGGGTTTGATTATTACGGAATTAAACAAGATGAAAAAATATTTAACACCGATATTAGAAAAGTTGGTGTTGTTATAAAACAAGCATATACAACGAATAAATTATTACAAAAAGTTGACGCTTTTTATAGAATTTATGTGAGAGAAGGACAAACGGAAGTTCAAGTCCAAGATTGGACAAAAATTAATAGAACTCCAAATGAGTATTATTTTATATTTGATACAAGAGATAAAATACCAAATGAGTATTATATAGATTTAAAAGTGGAATCTTCGGGAGAAGTGAATACTTATAAGAAACAAATTAAATTTCAGATTGTAGATTACAAATAAATTAGATAGAAAAGAAAGTTAAAAAAAATAAAACGGATGTTTTTGTCGAGAACGCGAAAAAGGTTATTGATGAAATTAGAAAAGACAAAACGTCATATAAAGAAAATGTTATGTCCAAAAAAGAAATAAATTCAGAACCAAAGAAAATTTGGTCATCTGAAAATAAAAATTCAGAATTTTTTAACAAATTCTTTCCTAAAGAAAAAATGGATGTCATTTTAGATAAATTTAAAAATAAAGAAAAACAATAATGTTATACGTTTATTCAGCAACAACTTGTGACCAACTATCATTCGTCCCAATTTCAATAACTAACAGACCAATATATTATGTTGGTTCAGATATCGAGTTAACGCCAGGTCAAATATTATTAGTCCAAGATTTACATAGTCCTTCTAAAAAACAATGTGTTGAGGTATTAGTGGAGGTTACTGAAATAGAGCCAACACATTCATATGTTAGCACATATGATAACTGTTTAGATTGTTTTAGTGCAAACACATTAATCGCGTTAGTTCAATCTTGTAATCCAGGTTCAGAATTTTTCTCAGAATTCCCGATTATTGTTAGTAATCTATATGAAATTGGAGATATATTATCAATTCCTGAGCTCCATTTTTTTGGTGAAAGTGAAAGTGAAAATATTTTATATTTTAATGATTGTTTTACAATTATTGATATAATTCCGTTTGAAGAAACTGAATTAATTCCGTTACCTAACATAGTTGAGTATTCTCCTAGTAAAAGTTGTGAAGAATGTACATCTTGTTTGGGTAGATATTATTCGTACACCGATTGCGAAAATCCTGATGAAGTAGGATTTATTTACAGTCATCAAAATTTAGTAACAGGAACAACCATATTGTTCCAATCGGGTACCACATCTTGTAAATTCATTGATTATGCCGATAGCATAATACCATTTTTTACATTAAATGATTTTATATCAACATTTTCAGGAACACCTGTTGTTAATAGTACAGTTGTTTATAGTAGTTGTACAGAATGTTTGAATTCTTGGTCAACTTACGAAAGTTTTGGAGGTTTTGTTGATTTTAATCCTTCTTTTGAAGGACCTCCCGCATGGTTAATTTCAGGTTCAGATGGGGAAGTTGATTGCAACGAAGGTGAAGGATTAACTTACGTGTATCATCAATTTCAAACATCGGGTACTTTAACCTTAGATTATTTTTGGTCGACAATAGACGAGTGCAACCCATTATGTGATTGGCCTTTTTATTGGGTTAGTTCTAATCAACCTAACGGTATTAATAATATTGATTACACAACATTTCAATTCGCATTTAGTTTAAACGAGGCAGGACAAATTACAATAAATTACAATGCCGGTGATTGGGTAACAATTGGTGTATATAGTACCGATTGTTGTTGTGACCCTGGTATTTTATTTATAACTAAACCTGAACTCTACACCCTACACGAATTTACAACTTGTAACGGTGAGCAAGGATATGTTAATATACCGTCTGATAGTCAATTAGTTAATCCTGTAATAAAAGCCAATTACGGAACAACTCCAGCAGTTTGTGGAACAATAGGTGATAGTGTTACCGAAATAGGTATTGGTGAATTATATTACTCAAATGTTGATGACACTTATTCTTCTTGTGAAGATTGTGGTCAATTATATGGGGTTACTCTTAGAGAGTGTACAACAGGTCAAGTTTATTATTTATCAATGACGTTAGAAAACATAGCTAAAGTATTAAACCAAGGGCCTATTTTTGCAAATGGTGGTACGGAATGTTATGAGTTATTAGATTCTTGTATATTACCAAATACAAGTGAATATATACCAACATTATTCTATAGCAATTGTTTCTTATGTAATCAACCTTTATCGGCAGGTACGGAAAATATTGTTTGTGAGACTTGTGATGGAGGTGTAACGGTTTTTACAGTTACTCCACCTCATCCTGTGTGGACAAATGAAAGAGGTAAGGCGATTACACAATTAGACGCGATTGCGTTAGGTGGAATGTTTGGATTAAATAATTAAAAATAATAAAATATGAAAACAATTAGATTAACAGAAAGACAACTAAGTGAATTAGTTCAAAAAGTAATAAAGGAGTCTGAAGACGAGGCTCCTTATGAAAAAGGTCCGAGAGGACAAAGAGCCGCAAGGTCAAGAGCAGATTACGAGGCAACACCAAAAGAAGATGAAATAAAAACATTATTTGGAAAATACCAAGATGACATACCTCCAATTGTTATTAGATACCTAAGAAAGATTGGTAGAAAGACATTAACAAAACGTTTATTAGACCTTAATTTAATTGATAAAGAAACTGTAAATGAAAAAGATTAATATCACAGAAAAGCAATTACAGAGATTAGTTGGTAAACTAGTTAATGAAACATCAAAGACCTATGATGGTATAACTAATTATATGTTCTTTTCTAATTTAGAGCAAATTAAAAGACAATGTGAAGAGTTATTAAGTTTAGACCCAAAAATGGTTGAGGATATTTTAAATAACGGACATGATTGGGCGGATGACCATATAACAGTTTCTAAAGAAAATATGAGTCAAGTGTATGACTTTATGATTAATGAAACTAAAAACTCAGGAGATATGTGGTCCGATGATGAAGTTATGATGGAAGGTCGTAAAAAAACAGGAACAAAACTATGTGCAAGAGGTAAGTCGGCAGCAAAATCTAAATTTAAAGTTTACCCTTCAGCATACGCAAATGGTTACGCAGTCCAAGTATGTAAAGGAAAACAACCAGGAACTGACGGAAAAAAACGATGTTCCCCACCTTATTGTTAAATAAAGAATCCCACAAAAGTGGGATTTTTTTTTGGCCAATTAAAAAAAAGTTCTTATCTTTGTGGTATGAATACAAACAACCTAAAACACAAAACAATTAGGTTTTTTCAAAAAGTTGGTTTAAAAATATTACGGGCGAGTAATCAATCCAACGAACCAAAACATTCAGAATTCGAGTATGAGTGTTTGGCAATTTGTAAAAACCTTATTCATAAAGAGAAATCAAAATTATTAATCTCCCCAATTTCAGGGAAACGTTACATTAAGAGTGAAGATAATCAAATCTTTGTTATTATGGATAACGGAAAGATTACTATCGTAAATCATCATTACAGTTACAATATTGACCTTACATATAAGGCTTATGATAGGTTACTCAAAACATTCGATAACGAGGTTGAGATTAGAAGACAAGTTATGGAAAACGAGATTAGGTCAAACGTAAAACATTCATTATCTAACATTTATAAAAATATCACAAATGACAAAGTTTAAAGGCGTATTTTGGATGGGATTTACAGTGGTTATGTTACCAATCGCATTAGTATTAATGATGATTACATTAACGTTAATAACCCCAAAAAAAGAAAATTCTACTGAAGTTAAAACATATTACGATACAGTTAAGGTAAAACAAAAAGTAATTGTTTACGACACCGTTAAAGTAATTAAAGAAATTAAAAAGAAAAAAGAGGTTAAAATAGAGGAAGAACCGATAATTAATGATACTCTTAAATAAGATATTTAATTAATCTTTCTAATTGAGCCTCGGTTATTTTAATTGTGTTCTCATTTCTTGGTTTATAGGAAACAAGTTTAGGTTTGTTTCCCGTACCTGATTTAGGGTTGGATTTTTCAGCCCTTCTTTTTTGTTGGCAAGCAGAACGTTTCTCAGAGTCAGACATTTTACCCGCAACACCTGCCGCTCTACATTTAGGATATGCCTTATCACTCGCCTCAGGTCTTCCGCAAGGGGGATGTTTACCATTTTCATCTTTACGACATATATTTACCCAAGGACCTTTTGGTTGTTTACTACCTTTAGGTTTCTTTTTTGTTCCAAACCAAACTGCCAAATCCTCATATAAAACATTTTTATTTCTATCTAACCATTCTTCTAACGATTCTGTTTTTTTCTTTTGTTTTTTACCACCAGCATCGTGTGTTGGTATATGATATGAACCGTCTTTTCCTTTTTCCCACACTCCGACAGTTCTTAATACATTATCTTTCATTTTTGATTTTTTAGCCTTTTTATTATGGTTATGAGAAACGTCATTACTAAATGGAGCGGTTTCATTTTTCCATTTTTTTAAACCCAATTCAATAGGTCCATTATAAAGTCCAGCGCTTACACTTGTATTTGATTCCGATAAATCAATAACGTCTTTATTTTTTTTAACTTTTTGAACGACCTTTTTATAAGGTGTATTCACAAATTTATTATTTACTTCGTTATTAAAATCTTTATTTCTAATTTTTTTAGATGTAGATTCTTTTTTTTTAATATTTTTATTATTCTTACTCATCTTTCCGTCTAAAGAATCATAGTTATTTTCGGCGTTAATATAGTTAGATACGGGTTTAAAAAAAGGGTCATTACTATTATCTAACCATTTTCTTAATCCAGGTCTTAATGGGGGATTATAAGAACCTCTTGAATGAAATGTGTATGTTACCTCATTTATTTTATCAATTCTATTGTCTTTCATAATAAAAATTCTTATATATAAATATCAAACAATATCAAAATGGAAGAGCAAAAACTATTTGGAAAATTATTTAATACGATACCTTTATACGATGAAAATCATCTTGATACTATACTATCAACGATGGATAAAAAAACCGCCTCATATATGTTAATACAGGCGGTTAAATATGCTTATCATCAGGGAGTCTTTAGTCTTGGAGAATCCGAAGTAATATCAAAATCAATTAGGACATATACCAAAGAAGAAATTGTTTAAGGTTGATTAAATTGGTCAAATTCCATACTAGCCAATCCTGAGCCTCTACCAGTACTTCTAATTGGTTTAGATTTTGGGATTAATTTAACTTTTAAATCAGAGTCATATAAATGTTCATTATTAAAAATATTTGGTGTATTTTTATCGGGTTCTAAGTCTAAATAATAACCATTTCCACCATGGTAACTTGGAAACAATGAGTATAAAACCCCTCCTTCTTTTATCCTTACTACGGTAATAACCCCTGAAGAAGGATATTCGTTCCTCGTTTGAGGAATAGTTCCCCTGTCTACAAATACATTTGGAATTGTAACTTCGGAATTTTTATTTTTATCTATAAAAACATATTTATACTTACCCCCTTCAACATATTCTTCGGATGTTTGATTAGGATTTGAAACTCCTTGATTTGTTTTCCCATAATCGGCAGGAACATTACTAGGTGATATTAACTTTAAAGGTTCTGTATCTTTAACAGGAGAATCCTGTCTAACTACTTTAGATAATATTCCCCAAGTGTTAGGACCAACAATACCATCAGGTTGTTTTGTTCTTGGACTAATAAGATTATTTTTAGTTTGGAAACTCATTACCGCTTTTTTTGTCATATCATCAAATACCGATGTTAAACTAACATCTTCACCAGCATCTAATAATTTAGTTTGGATTGTTTTAACTAAAGGTCCTTTATCTCCTTTTCTTAAATAATATCCTTTTTGAGTTAATTGTTCAATTGACGTTGGGAAGGTTCTTTTTTGAACTGGATTTGTCAGACCCGTATTTGTAATTGTTTTTGTAAGAGTTGCTATTTGGGCGTCAGTTGGTATTTTCTTATTTGTTACTGCAAACTTATATTGACTTATAATTGATGGGTCTTTTGCGTAAGTCTCACCTTCTTGTCTATTTTTATCATTACTTAATCTGACTTTTGTATCACTAGTAGGGTTACCAAATCTTACCGCCTTTTTAGTTTGTTTATTAAAAACAACCGATGGTTGGTCACCTGTTCCAACAACTAAAACTTCCGTATTAGGATTATATTGTTCGCTTAAATACTGTCTTTTTGTTGCATCCTCATGAAGACCCAAAATTCTTTTCTTTTCATCTTCCGTTATTATAAATAAGTTTTTCATTTAAATTATTTTATATATAAATATCTTGATATTTATTAAATACAATGAAAACCGACAAAGAAAAATTTGAAAATGTTACCAATTTAATCCTAAAAAAAGAATATCCTTTTATTAAAAGAGTTGAGATTGTAAGAGTTAGAGAAATACTTAGAGAATTACAATCAGATGTATTAATTGTTTTAGATATTGATTTTATCGAGGAGCATGTTGATATAGATTGTTATGATAATATGTTAAATGACGACTCAATATTTTTTAGTTTGTGGTCTTTTAATCATTGTTCAGATATTAAAATGAATGAGAAGAAAATGAAAGATGACCTATACGACCTTTATAAAATGATTATTACCCCTAAAGAAACTTTATATTCTTACAACATTAGCATAAGTGTTATCTCATATAATAATCTTATTTGATTTTCTAATATTTTCTTCTCCCCACATTGGTTGGAGATTAGAAAGTGACCAACATTTCATAAATTCAGAATCACCGATTTCCTTTATATTAAAGACCGAAATAGGTCTTAAATGGTCAACATGCCATTCCCCATAATTATCCCACGTCATACCGTCTTTAAATTGATTTTCTAAGTGAGATATAAGTTCTTCAGGAGTATATTTTAATATATCAAAATAATGTCCGTTTTTATCTACATTATTTTCTTTTAAAACTTGGTATATTGCAGTCCTAAAATTAGAGATTAGTTTATAGAGGGGGTCGTTTGCTTTACGAGTTCTTTCATAGTTACGTTTAACCTCACGAATTTTGTCTATGTTTTTTTCTCGATATTCTTTTAGATAATCTTTTCTATGTTCTTTATTTTGTTCATACCACTTGTCATAATTTTTTCTTTTTCTTTCTTTGGTTTCAGGTTTAGATTCGTATTTTTGCATTGCGACTTTACGACCACCAATAAATCTTCTACCTGAAGAACCAATTTTAACACCGTTTTCTTTTAATATTCTTATTATAACTTGTATACATATGCCCGTTTTTTGAGATATAGTCTGAGAACCTATTAATTCTTCATTATACATTTTATGTATATTTGACAATTCTTCTTCAGTGGGAATATATTTTTTCATATAATATAAATATAGAGTATAAGAACAAAAAATCAATTGTTTTATTTAAATAATAAAAAAAGGTCAGATTTCTCTGACCTTTTTTAGGTTTTATTTAAGATTTGATTATCTCAATTCTCTTAAATCGAATGTACGAACTCCGTCAACGGTAATTCTTGCGTAGAACCTGTTATTTACCATTTTTTTCGCGTATCTGGTCATAATACCTTTGATAGGCGTAAAGTTGAATGGATTGTACATTGTAGGTGTTAATTGTAGAGGTACGTACGGTGCGTAGATGTAACCTGTATCAAGTAACGATGTACCTTTATGTCCAATCAAAATTTGATTTGGTGGGAAATAAGGGTCACGGTATACTTGGTAACGACCTGCTAAAGTACCTACTCTTTCGATACCCATGTTGTATTGGTCTTGCTCTGGTGAAGCGTTAGATACGTGGAAGTATTCTAAGTCATCGAAGATTGCAGAAACCTCACTTGATACAACAATCCAGTTAGCTCCACCACGAAGAGTTGACTTGTGAATTTGAGCAGATAATTGGTTGATAGTTGTAATCAATGTTTGATTCCAATCTTTTTGAGTGTAAGATGTAGTTTGTTTAATTCTTCTCCATCCGTTATAATCCCAACGTAAGTTCCAAGCCGCACCTTTACGTAAGTCACGTAAGATTTCACGGTCAATTTCAGCCGCAACTTGTTCAGACAATAAAGCCGTTAATTCAGCCTCAGCATCAATGTTATGGAATGCTGCAACGTCTTGAGCAAGTTCTGGTGACCATTGTGCTCTTAACTTTCTTTCAGTCACAGAAACTGTAACAGAATCAAGTTCAAAAGAAACCTCACCGATTTTGTCTTCAAACTCAAGTTCTTCATAACGTCTGTAAACAGCCGTGAAAGTAGAACCTGTTAATAAATCTTGGTCAACAACTGTAATACCTGTGTAACCATCTAAAGATGTAGAATCACAATCAGCACAAGCGGGACAAGAAAGGTCAACTTCTAATAAAATACAACCATTTGCATTACAGATATTATTAAATGAACCTCCGTTACCGTCAACTGGCCAAGTAGTTTGATAAGTACTACCGTAATCAACGATACCTTTACCATATTGTTGTGTTACAACACGGAATAATAATGGTTTTGGAGCGCTTCCTTCACTAGTTAAATTAGTAATACAACCTCCTGTTGCGAAAGCGTCAAGTGAACCGTTATAGAAAATTTTCAAATCAGATAAGAAAGTTTCTGTATCCATTTCGTTACCATCAGGTCCAATTAATTTACCAGCACCTGCCGCACTATTGAAACCACATAATTTAACGATTAATTTTCTAACATTTTGGTCTTTTAAATCAACAGAAGAATCTGCTAAAGTAACTAAATCACTGTTTTCCCAAACAACAATCGGACCGTTAATAGTCATAGCTGACCATCTACCTTTAGAGTAGTCAAATAAACCTGGAGGGTCTAAAGCCGCCTCATTTCCTTCATAGAATAAATCATAAAGATTTTTCTTGTAAGTTGGGTTGTAAGAACCAGGTGAATAAGCCGGATTTGGGTCGTAACCCCCTGCTAATGCTGCTCCGTCTGTTGCTGGTCTATTTGGTGAACCTACTGGTGCGTAATGTGCTCCTGATTCTCCCGCTAAAGGACCTACCGCCCCATAATTACCATTATTATAACCTTGAATCTTAGGTACGAAGTAGAACAATTTACCGATAGGTAAGTTCATAGCTTGTACAGATACGATGTCATTCGCTAATAATTTAGAGAATACACGTCTAACGATAGGGAATACAACTGTTTCAAATGCTCCGTTAGAACCTTCTGAAGTTGCTTCGTTTATCAAAAATGACGCTTGGTTTTCATATAACTGCGCCACGTTCTCTTTTAGGTGACCTTTAAGGCCTTCTAGGAATCCTAATTTATCCCATTTTGTGATTGTGTCTTCTTTGATAACTTTTAAATGTTTTAAACCAATGTTACCAACAAGACCTGATTCTAATAATGCTCCCATTTTTTGTTTTTTTTTTATTTTTTATTTATTTTTTTATTTATTCGGAACTAAAAACGTAGTTCCATCGTTTAATGTGTATAAATTAAATACACTTTGCCCTTCTCCATATAAATACTTAAATGTTTGAATGTTGTTTACTACAGCTAAATTTATTGTTACCGGATTAG